AAAATCAATATAACTTCAACCCTTGAACTAATTGGAATTTATATACAGTAACATATACTCCTTGAAGTGTGAAATGGTATATTAACTGAAGTCAAGTATGAAGTTGAACAAGCTCATTAACTTGAAGTACAACACCTAATGTAACTATTGAAATAGGTAGAGCTTCACATAGTAGTAGCTTACAACAACAAGCATATTATTCAGATGTATTATTTGATGGTAAAGCAAGAACTGCAGAAGAAATAAGTGATTACTATAATAGGATGAAGTGATGCTACTGAATAAGCTAAAAAGAAATAGAAATCTGAATAGAAATCAGACTTTTATAACTAATAAAAAGAGATGCCAATTATAAATATGATATATAAGAAACAGCCAATACCACATTTAGCAACTCAATGACCTTGTCCAGACTGATTTCACGTACCTACTACTACAGATGTAACAAATATTAAAACTATATTACAATGATGGGGAATTTTCAATTCTTGAGCATATCGAAATTATTTAAAAATGCCTATTGCTTGAAGCATAAATGAAGATGGCTCAAGACGAAATGCTTGAGATAACTCAGTTGGTAGATATTGGTGTAGTGATGTGTACAGTTGATACTTTGGTTGTATTGATTTTGGTAAAAATTATATTTATGTTCCACAAGGTTCCTATTCTTGTGAATGATTTTCTATCCGCCCACAAAAAGATGTAGCAGTAAACCCATTAGAAAGTGAAGATACACTAAAATCTTGATGGAGTTGGACATTCCATTATGGTGTTAATATATGAATAGTACACAACCCTACAGTATGACTAATATCAATAAGTGGAAACTGAACTACTTGGTACACAATAGCTGATAAAAATTTATGAGCTACAGAGGCTTATGAATATTGAGGTGCTTATACTGCAGCTAATTGTGGTTGATACTTCCAATGGGGAAATAATTATATGTTTCCATTTAGTTGAAGTATAACAACATCATCTTCACAAGTAAATACAACCTGATATTGACCTTGAAACTATTATAGCTCATCTACATTTATTACACAGTCGAGCAGACCATTTAATTGGATAAACCCAGCTAATAATAATCTCCGATGATGAGTAGATGGAAATGTACCTGTGTCTTAAAAAAGAAATAGAAATCTGAATAGAAATCAGTATATAAAAAATACTTCGTATGTAAAAAGAGGTCTATAAATCTGACCTCTTTTTATATAAGTTCCACAAATATTTTTAAGGTCAAGAGAAAATAAAAAAAACATCTTGAAAATAAGAAAACCATTATTATACACTTGACTATCATAATATTTATATTCATAATATACTATGAAATTCCGAAAAACTATGTCAGTAACTAAGCTTGTATTCTTAATCTTGACCTTAGTTCTTAGTTTCCAAACAATATATCTAACTCTACAATGAATAGAAACATCATTATTTAATAATGCTATGCTTATGGTAATAAGTTTCTATTTCTGACAAAAGGTGTGAGAAACTAAGTCTGACCCTTTAATTGATATGTGAAAAGACGATGGAAGCATTCTATAATTATATAACAGACCCTTGAACGATAGTAACATTTGTGGTGTTCGTATTTAGTCTATGAGCTACTTGGAGTAACCTAAATGGACGTATCAAGGCTTTGGAGAAAAAGACTGAGGAAATAGATATTACTAAGATAGAAACTAAGTTAGTGGAGATACAGACAGATTTACAGCGAATTAAAGAAGAATTAAATAAGTCAAGTCGTAATTAAAAATTTCTCTTGACTTAGACATTCATACTCCCATAGTAAGATATGTTTATATCTTTATACTATGCAATGAAAGAGATTATACATAAATATAAAGATGATTGGGTAATTCTTAGGTTTGATGAGAACGATATAGACCGAAAGAAAAATAAAAAATCTGAATACCGAACTTGAAGTGAATGGAGAAGCTGAGTTGCTAATGCTAAGATATATTGGCACGAAGACGAAGCTGCTCAAGCCTTAGTTAAGTTAAGGTTTTTATCTAAGAGTAATGTATGATAGAAATATTGTATAAGATATTGAATGAGGTAATTGAGTGGTTTCAGATGAGAATAAAGAGGAGGAAGTTTAGGAAAAAAGTTTTAGCTTATAAAAAAAGTCTGAATGAGCAAATCAAACGAAAAACTAACCACACACCATTTGCTCTGCCAAAACCCAGAAACAGACACTAATTATCGCTGAAGCAATCATCCACTCAATTTAATAACAATAAAGAACTGAACACATACTGCATTACATACAGTATTATCAAATAAAATGATAGCTAACCAAATGTTAACTTGTGTTAATATATCTGAAAAAGCATTATTACCAGAAGTTAAGAACTGGTTAGTTGAAGTATTAACACAAACTATTGACCCATTAGACCCTACTTTATGGTACAAAGAAGAATGTATTATTAAGTAGGTTTTTTATATTATATTGTATTTGCTATATGTCAAAACTTGATAACGAGATTGTGGGGAAAATTCAAAGTTATCATAAAGATTTCAGTAATAACGAAATAGCAAAAGAACTTGGAATAAACAGAAAAACTGTAGCAAAATACAGAAACATAATAGATAATACAAAAGAAGAAACTGCTGGTGTTTTATCTGGTAAAGAGGAACAAATGTGGTTAAAACAAAAGATTGAGGGCTTGTCCAAGGAGGACAAGAAAAAGTTAGAGCTATTGCAGCACTATTCACCTAAAGATATAAAGGAGATGCTGTGATACATAGCGCAGACCAACAAAAAGGAAATCGAAAAGGTTATATGAGAGCCTTGACACTTGAAGTTTGGTCTTATTGCCGATACTCATATTTGAGCAAGAGAATGCGACTTAGACTGAATTAAGAAATTCTATGAGGACGCTAAGAACGAGTGAGTAGAAGCTATTGTACACGCTGGGGACTTAGTAGATTGATGCTGAGTTTATAAGGGACAGAAGTTTGAACAAACTGAAGTCTGATATGAAGACCAGCTCAACAAGGTTATCAAGGAGTATCCTAATATCTGAGTTCCTACTTATTTCATCTGAGGAAACCACGACCTATCTTATCTATCTTGAATGTGAGCTGATATATGTAGGTCTATTGACTTGTTAAGGGAAGACTTGATTTACTTGGGTGCTTATGAAGCAAAACTAAAACTAAACTGAATTACTATTGAACTACAACACTGAGGATGATGAACATCATATAGCCAAGACTATAAATTGCTTAAATACCTAGATAAAATTAAGAGTTGAGATGAGCCAGACATCTATTGACTTGGACACTATCATCAAGCAATTCATAGTTTACATAGGGGAATACATTGATATATGCCAGCTAGCTTTCTTAAAGAGAACTTACTTGCAAAGAGGTTTGGTTTCCCTAATGTAATAGGTGGTTGGATAATTGATATAGAAAAAACAAAAGACTGAAAGAAAAGAGTTGTATCTACATTTATTGATGAATAACAAAATGGACTATTTCGAACAATCAAAAGATGAAACACTTTGTGATAAGTGAATAAGCTATCTTAACAGCTGTAGAGAATGTATATTTAATGTTCTATGCTGATTAGATAAGAACTGACAAACTTTATTCTTTAACCATAAAAAATGAGGGAATTAACTTATGTTGGCACAAAAGACTGTGCTAAATGCCACACTATTAAACCACACGTTAAGAAACGATGTGAAAAAAACAAAGTAAACTTTGTAGAGATGGAATATGCTGATAGCTGATTAGAGCTTTCTTCAGTTCCTACTGCTATATATGATGATTGAGAGGATACGGAGATTTTAGATTTAGAGGGAATTGTGGGGCTACTCAGTTGAGAGTAGATTTATTTCCTATTGAATTAACAATGACAACTGATAAAACAAAGAGAACACCTTGTGAGATTTACACAAGAGTAATGTGATACTTAAGACCAGTATCAAATTACAACATCTGAAAGAAATCAGAGTTCTACTCAAGAAAGTATTTCGATGAAAAGAAAGTTGACAATTCATCTTTTATTTCTAAATACTATAAGAATGGATAAGGAAACTTTAGGTTGTTTATGAACTTGAGAGCTTGATACAGATTATGTATTATGCGATTGAGATTGAAGCCTATTACCAACTTTATATCTAAAGGATGAGATTAGGTTTGAATACAACCAAGCTAAGAATAAGTGGAGTGAAAAGAGCTGCACTATCTTTTCTGCTATTGGTGCTGCATCAGATTTAACTAACTATAAATTCTCAGAAAAGGAGATTAAAGAAATAGACGAGATGTCTTATGAAAGAGGAAGAATAAGGTGAGAATGATGGTATGTTCAGTCTGCTTTTAAACTTGTAGCTGACTGGTGGAATGCTAATGAGGAATTAGTTAAGAAATACTGAAAGCTTGCATATTATCGTATCTCTAAGTATGATGATAAGATATTTGAGGATGTAATAAATAAGCTATATACAGTTTGAGGTAATTACCATCCTACATCAGAGTATAATATAGATAGGTCTGATTGAATGTTGGACTGAACAGATTTCTGAAAACAAACTAACTGACACGCTGTTGATATAATCTGTAAAGAGTGACAAAGAAGTGTTAAGGATAGCTACTACTGAAGAATGTATAATATATATGAAGTAAAGAATAAGTTGAGTGCTATCTCTAACTACTGAACATACTTCTATCTATACACATTAGTTAAGGAAGATAACTTAGAGGAGATTAAAAGATTGAATGAGATTAAGAGTGAGTGCAATTTACTGATTGAACATCTGTGAAAATTATACCATTTAGTGAATGATACAAATTTTCAGTGAATTTTACACTATACGGCTAATAAATTACGTGATAAAATCAAAACTTGCAATGAAATGTTAGGTAAGTTCTGAGTAGAAAATTAAATAAGACACATACAATATATTGAGTGGTATATTGTTCCACTCGTGATAATAAACGTGTCTTAAAATACTCAAAATAATAGACTTTATTTCATAATGATATATAATATGCCTTGTGGAAGATGATGAAAAAAGAAATAAGAAATTATTTCTAAAAATTAAAAAGAGTGGACTGCATAAACCACTCTTTTTTAGGAATTTGGTAATTCACGCAATGCGACTATGCAAATATAATAATTAACAAAATGATTGCAAGTCAAATTCGTAAACATCAAGAACTATCGCAACCAGATAATAAAGCCACTATTAATGGTATTCATATCTCCACAAATAATAAGGCTCATACTATTGCTCGGAACATCTTATTGTTTCATAATAAGTAAAGAAGTATCTTCTCAAGCCATTGTAGTTGGAAGTTGTCAATTCCATTTCTCTATCCATTTGAGTTGGACATATTCCTTACCTCATTGGTTTTGGATGGCTTTGGCTTGAATTTCTATTGCTTTAGCTTGTGCCTCAGCAGCTACAACTTTCTGCTCACTTTCATATTTAACTTTCTCTAGCTTGTTCTTTTCTGCTAGTGCATTCTGCTCAGCTGTTACTTTAGCCTCAATAGCGTCGTTAAATGATTTAGAGAAATCAAAGTTTACGATATTGAATGCTTGTATCTGTATTCAGTATGTTTTTAGTCTATCATTCAATGCCGCCTCTATATCTTGAGATACTTTAGAACGGTCTGTAATTAATTGCTCTGCTGAATACTTAGCAACAACTGACTTAAACACTTCTTGTACAGCTGGTTGAATAATCTTTTCTGCAACCCTTTCTTCCTTTCATACATTCTTATATAGGCTTACTACTGCACTCTCTTGATACTTATAGTTTACAACTATTGATGCAGATACAGTCTGTAAGTCTTTAGAGCTTGCATCAGCAACTGCTTCTAGCTTCTGGGTTTGGATGTTATACTTTACTGCTTTAGTTATTACTGGAGTTTTAAGATGCAATCAGTCTGAATAAACAGTTTGATTAATCTTTCCTAAAGTAACAGTAAACCCATTATATCAAGGCTCTACTATAAACCAAGATTTAAAGAACAAGATTACTAATATCAATGCTCAAATTCCTATAAGTGTATATTTAACACATTGCTTATAAAATCTTTCTTCTTCCTCTTTACGTTTCTTTTCCTCCTCTGCTTGTTTCTTTAATCTAGCCTTTCTTTCCTCTGGCGTTTCAGATGGCTCTGTTGGTGTTGTGCCACAAAAATAATTGTAATTGTACATCGTTATATTATTTATAAAGTAAATCTACATTGGATACAACTTTGTCTAAGAATTTTTTAGAAAAGTTGTTAGTATGTTGATTAGATATATCAAAGTTAAAATCATTCATTGATAATCTTAATGGAGTATGAGCTACCATAGGGAACTCTCTCATATTGATATTACTTTCATATCAGTATCTCTCAGCATCTGTACCAGCCCAAACTACTAATGCCTTCTTTCCAAAAGCCTTAGCACAATGATGTAAAGAACTATCACATCAAACAACTGGATATCTTGCACATAGAGATACTACTAATCTTAAATCTGGAGTATCACAGAGCCTACAATTATTTAGAATTGGTTGAGCGCCTTGTTTGATAACCTCATAAAGAGTATATCATTTCTTTGTAAGCTCATCAGCTATATATTGTGCAGCCTCTACTGGTATAGAGCGATAAGATTTATCAGCTCAATTTAATCACATCGTACTTCAGAATGGTTGATATAAGATAGGCTTTTCTCATTCCAAGATGTTTCCTTTCTTTTCGTGTTCAGCCAAGAATAAGATAGGGTCGGCTGGTTTGTCTAATCAAAGCTGTCTAGCTGCAACCTTTAACCAGTTTTCAGCATTGTTAAAGAAAGCTGGGTCAGTGTATGGCTCAAGCTCAATATAATCATTTCACTTAATAACATCCTCAAACAACCTTCTATCATCTAGTCAGTGTACACTCTTGATATAAGTGTTTCATCGGAATACTAAAGGTCGTGATGTTATAACTCTTACTGGTCTTTTCTTGGCTACTTCTGTAATAGCACCAGTCATTGCTACACATCTTCATAGTCATCCATCTATACGGATAACCAGTGTTTGTTGTTCTGTTTCTGCCATTTGTTATAAACTTAATAAATAAATCTGATTACTCTCAATGTAATAATTCCTCAAGCTCTATAATTCTATGTTCTAATTTCTCCTCATATAATTGGTGGTCTTTTATTGTTTCTTTCAGCTTTCTATTTTCTTCTTCTAATTCACTCACATACCTATTATGTAAATCTGCCTCATATTTTCTCGCTCATAACTCTATTGCAGTTTTGCTGTCATCAAATACTAATTTGTCTTGAAGTCGGTTGTATTTAGTATTCCTTTTTATATTAAATAATTCCTCTTTCAGCTTTCTATTTTCTTCTTCTAACCTCTTATTATCTTCTTCTAAATCTGCACATTCTTGCTCTAACATATTTATTTCATCTAGTTCATAATCTCCTGTATGTTTCATTCTCTCCATAGGTAAATAATATAAAAGTCTGATTAAATAAGCAAACAAGCAAATACAATTCAAAGTCCAAATCATAATCAAAATCGTTGTATTGGTTGCATTTTACTTCAAAAAACTAATTAAATCTTCTATTGGCTCATCAGACAATGCTAATAAACACAATATATCTTCGTATGTGCCATCCGTGTCAATAAAACTAAACACTTTACTCTTGTTTATCTTATCATTCTCTACTAACCATTTAATAAATCAGTATCTCTTTGATATTATCCATTCTGCTTTCATTACATTATTTACATTTTCTTCTTTGAAAAACCTTTTAACATTGTACTCTTGAAAATTATACTCATTCAATAACTCCAATAGCTTTCAGATTTCTTTTTCTGGCATAGGTATAAAATTAAAATATAAAAGTCTGATTAACACAAAGTTGTGAACTCTCATCCTTTGATTACTTTTCAGCTTTTGTCTATAAATATATTATTAGCTTTCTTATCTTCATCAAAGTATTCTCTGTCGTATGCACTTAGTTCTTCTCTCAGTTTTTCATTCAGTTTCTCTTTTCTATCTAAACATTCTTCTAAAAATCTGACTTTCTCTTTCAGATTTTCTATTTTCTTTTCTTGTTTAGCCAATTTCTCACAAGCTAAATCAAATTCTTTCTTATAATCTATATTCTTTTCCATTTTTTACTTGTAATTAGTAATTAAAACTTTATATATGAATTGCGATAAACTTGGTATAACAATATCACTAAAAGAGATTTCATTCAGATTTCTCTTTTTTGTTTTTCTAAGGGTAAATAATATAAAAGTCTGATTAAACATCTATTCAGTAATACCTCTCAATAGCTATAATAATCGGAGATAATACATATAATAAAACTCATATTCACATAAGAATAATAAGAATTTGCATAGCTTTATAATCTGCATCTGGTCAATATTTTCTAAAAATCTCACTTGCTTCCTCTGGTGTAATATCCCATTCTCTAATTCATTCAGATTTTTCTTTTTTCTTTTCCATTTTACTTTAAATAACTAATTAAATCTTCAATAGGTGTATCTGATATTGCTAATAGCATAAGCAAGGTTTCATAAAGTGTATAAGGCTGTCTATTGTGCATAATTAGTTGACATCAATACAAAGGTCAAGCCTCTAGCTCTATCTTATCTTGTTCTACTAGCCGTTTCACAAATCAGTACTCCCTTGATATTATCCATAAATATATTTTCCAAGCTCATACAGAACTTAAAGATATATATTTTGTTCAAGGGTTATCTATACTATTTTTTAGTTCCCATTTGTCTGACCATTTTAACACATTACGGTTATACTCATTAAGTAGTTCTATAAGTTTCTCCATAACTCTATAAATTAACAAATAAATCTGATTATCTAACGTGTAGATTAAATGTTTGTGGGTTAATTGGTGTTTGGTATATTGAATAGAAACACGCAATTAGGTTTCTTTGTCGATTTCAGCTCTTTCCAGTGCTATATCTCTTTCCATTAGCATTAGGCTCAATACATTCTCAAGCTCAATTTAAGCAAGCAATGGTTTGGTTGTTTCTGAGATAATCATTGTTCAATGTCCTTCAAATTGCATCAAATCAAGCTCAAGGGTTTGAATAACAGCGCCTATTTCAGCGGTCATCATTTCAGATATTACCATAATTCCAACATCAAGGCTTTCAGTATCAGCTTTTACCTCAGCTAGTTTCAGCAATAGCTATACATAGAATAGTTCATTCCTTTAGTCAGTAATAATTTTCTGTATGCCATATTACATCAGCTGGTAAATCATACTTCTCTGCTAATTCTATAAATCTCTGATGTGTTTCCTCACTTGTAAGAACTGGCATTTCTTGTGCATTTCATTCCTTGTTTAAATCTCAAGGTTGCCAAGCTCTGTTAATAATGATTTGGTGTTTTGTTGGTTCATATTTTTCTACTTTTACCATTTTAGGCATATTAGCCACAGTATTAAATGAGGATAGCAAAGCTATAAATAATACCATTAAGCTAATCATAATAATTTTAATAAATTGGTCTTTGTTTAGATTTTTTATAAAGTTCATTTGCAAGTATAAAGATATAAAAGGTTTATTTTCTATTCCTCCTTTCGTTAGTCTGTTCTCTGTTAGTGATGTTTGAACATCTTGTGCAATACTTTTGTTGTGGGTTTCTCCTTTCTATTTCTTTCCCACATCTTTGACAATTCATTTTCATTTTGTTTAGATTAAGAAATAAATTATTTATTTTTGAGGTATCTCTGTCTGCTACGTTCTCTGTTCCTTTCTGCTGTAGCCTCAATTCTATCGTCCCTCTTTTTCTTTTCTGCGTTGTAATAGTCCATTAGCTTTTGACATAGACATACTACATCGTCATTGTGCATCTCAAGATATTCAACCATTCTCTTTACGTTTCTATATGGTAATACCTTTCTACGTTTCCATACATTATATATTGATGGGTCGCAACCCATATAGTTAGTCATTCCTAAGATATTAAATCACTTTAATACCTTAGCAACTTCTACTAACATTTCCTCTGCATTATTCATTTAGATTACGGTTATTAGAAATAAAATCTGTTGTTCACTTATTAGCAACAAATCGAGCTATCTTAAATTCTCTTATAGAGTTCATAACTTGTAGCATTCCTTTACAGTCAGCCTCCATTGTTCTATAATCTCAATACTGTTCCTCTGCTTTTAGCTTTCCAACTTCTGCTGCTTCTGTAATTTTCTTTCAGCTCTCCATAGCTTTTTGAGTTTCTTGGCTTCTTGTAAGATTATACATTTGCTCTTGCTCGTTAGCTATATTCATTTTCTCTCTATACAGAGAGGACATCATATAAACTATTTTTGATAATTGTATGATGTCGTCCTCTGTTTGAACTGGTGCAAGTATAATCTTTTGAGCCTCATCTGTTAAACTCATAGATATACCACACTAAAAAGGTAAAATGTCCAGGTCTTCATTAGCGTTTTTATCTTTTAATTCTTGAGTTAAATCTCTGTCTTCAATAGGTGTTCAATCTACTTTTGTTTCAGTTCCAACAGACCAGAAAGCCTCTCATTCCTTTCTTAAACAGCTGTTGATAGCTGGGATAATTAAATGAATTATCCATTCGTCAAGTTTAGTTTCATCCTTTTTAACTACTTCTCAAGTTTCTGGGTCTTTTACTATTCTAACTTTTTCTGTAATTTCTTTTGATACATCATATTTTTGAGTTAGTTCGTTTCGCGTTGAGAATGGGTTTGAATACTTTTCACCATCTACAAAGATAGATACAAATTTCTTTTCATTAAATACTCAAGTCTTTAGCATAATGTTATTGATTTTGATATCTTTTGAGGCTGGCACATATAACTTGAATAAGATATTCCTCATTGTTTGTCAGAGTTTCATACCCCATTGAATAGCATTATTTTCTGCATCCTCAATATCGAATAATACATAAGTTCAGTATTGAGTTTCTTTTGCTGTGATGTGTTGTAGTGTTCACTCTATGAATGCTCACTCTCATACTTTTTCAGCCTCCATACCATTCCACTTAGTGATTTTAAAGTAAGGTGTGTCATTTCCTTTTCAGAAATTTTCTAATTTTGCTCTTAAAAAGTTTTTTGAGCTTGTTTGATTTGTTCCTCGTGTCATTTTTTATAATAATTATAAATTAAAAAGGTTTAAAACGATTTTAAATCAATAGGTGTTGGACACTCTATTTTGTTTCTGTGTATTTTATCGTGGCATATCTGACAACAAAATACAATTTCATAAGGTTTTGAATAATCTGGATGATGGGCTATTATTCTTCATTCGTATCAACATATAGGACATACATCTGGGCGAACTCATAATTTATCAGATTTTCTTTTTACTCTATTATATATTCGTGTATGTCAAGTTCTCTTTTTTCTTTCTTGGGATGCCTTAAATATATACTCTCTCCTTTTTGGGTTGTTATAATATCTTTCTCTGTCCCTTTCTCTTGCCATTGTCCTTTCATATTCAGATTTTCTTCATTCTAAAGTGCATTGCTTACACTTTAAACCAAATCTTTTTCACTCGTGGAAATACCAATTTTCTCTGGTATCTTCCTTGTTAATTTTACAAATCTTACAGATAGTCATTGTAGTATGCATACAAATATAAAAGCCCCATATATAAACAAGGGGGCATACAATAACCATTTAAGATTATTCCCCTCGTTGATATATGAGGCTTCGGTTATTGTATGCAACTATGTTATACCAATTTAGATACTAATTACAAGTCTAAAATGGCAATTGACTATCATCGTCCTCTGGTCTTGGGTCGAACTTTTTAATGTAGTCCTCACATTTGATTTTCATACTTTCTAATATCTTTTGTATATCGTCTTTTTCGCTATCATATTCCATCTCTATTTCTATCATTGGTTTAATGTTTTCATATTGCCTTAAAGCATAAGTTCTGGTTAGTCCAGCTTTTATAGTTCATTTCATTATAAATAGTTTTTAGTAAGTAAATCTTTGTAGCATTCAGACATAAGTCTGATAACTAATTCATAATCAATTACAACTTTACCACCTTCTTTCTTAAATAAATCTACATCGTCGTTGTTCCTTACAAAGTCAAGTGGCTCATAAGTTTCTTGGAAATTAAATTCCATTTCCTCTCATTTGTAGTTTGCTGTGTATTTCATTTGCAAAGTATAAAGATATAAAAGGTTAATTTGTTTCACACAATTCTAATTCTCTCTCCATTTGCTCATCTCTCCAAGCTTCATACTCCTCATCAGAAGTGTCAATTAATCATTTTTCTTTTAGATAAGCTCAATACTCCAAGCAATCATAATCATAGTTAAATGGTCGTTGCTCGTCATTGTAGCAATCTACATCAATAGTTTTTTCGTAAGTCATTTTGATAAGTGGTTATTAAATAAATGTTTTTGCTATCTTATCATAGCACCATATATATAATCTTTTTTTTGACAATTTCAAGAGAAACTTTACACTATTTTTTTGATACAAGTATATAGGTTAGAACTCCATACTCTCCAAATCAGTATCACTTTCTTTTGACATTTCTCAAATCTGTTCTTTTTTATCTGTTATAAATGTGTATCGTTCTAATATGTTCTTTTCGTATCGTTCTTGTCTATATTCTTTTTTCTCATTATCATTAAGCATTGCTAATACTTTTTCTTTTCAATGTAATTCTATCATTTTGATAGTATAGATTTTGTAATTTCAGCCCAATATACAATTATCTCTATAACTCTGTGGATAACAATTATTAATATCAAATCTATACTTATTTACAGCCCTTGATATAAAGTGTCAGTTCTGTGCTTTATACCAAGGCATTTTAACTCAGCTTGTTATACAGCGGACATATCCTTTTTCATCAGCATAATAAAGTCTAACATATTCACTAAATACTCTATCTGCTAATACCTTCCAAGTGATTTTGTTTATCTTTTTTCAAGTTTTAGGTCAATAGTATCTTAATATCTCTTTTCGTGTTTCCTTATTTTCTAATTCCTCTAATTTCTTTTTTGTAGTTCGTAGTGAAGTATATTTTGATAGGTCTATGTCTTTTGCCATTTTGTATGATTAAGAATTAAAACGACTTTCATAAATCTGCATAAGGTGTTCAGTTCAATTCAGATTTAATCATTTTTCTTTGCGTTCTTTTACTATTGCCCTTAATCTTTTTTTCATTTCGCTATCTGTTATTCAAGCTATATAACTATCTATATCGTTCATAACTACTTTTTTTACTCATATAATCTCATACTTATTTACTAATTCCTCTCAAAATCTAATCATTTGAGGTCAATTATTTATAAGCTGTTCTAATTGTTCTAAACTTGCTGTGGTTTGTATATCGTCCCCATTTTTACGAGTGATTATACACATTTCTTGATATTCTTTAATTGCGTTCATTTTTTGATAAGTTAAATTATAAAACGTTAATTGTTGGTGTAATTGTTTTTTGCATTTTGCTTTTTGCTTGATTATATAAATCAGCATAATTTTGATAGATTTTCATAGGTCAAGCCAAAGGTCATTTTCGATAGTTAATCTTTATAGATGCTATAAGGACATTGCTTGCAAATTCTATTCTACCTTGTCAAATCTTATCACAAAACTCTCCAAATTCTTTTGCTGTTAAGATATGTTTTGCAAATTGTCTATCCCTTGTATTATCATAAGCTACGCCATAATCATTACATATACTTTTTATTTCACTAATAAATCAGTTAATTGCAATAGTAATTTCTTTTTCTTTTCTTTCGGAACTCTTTTCTTTTTCTTTTAATTCTACTCAATTATAGGTTAAAGATGTTGTATAAAATTCAGAATTTTTTATAAATTCTGTATTATTATTTATAATATTATTATATTTTATATTATTATTATATAATACTTCCGTCTGGTTTTCAGAATTATCTAATTCGGTTTTTCAGAAGTATCAAAGTCTGTTTTTCCGAATTAGGAGTTCTGGTGTGCCTTTTCAAGTAGTTCTGATAAATCTATTAGTTCATCATCAAGCTCTAATTCTCTTTTTGAGAGTTATATATCATTGTTTTACTAATTCTTTTAGTGTATCATTTATTTTATCCTTTCCCCATTTTAGTTTTTCTCATATAGTATCATTGCTATAAAAGAAATCTCTATTTGTTTTGGTATATCAGTCTATAAAGTTATATAGTATAGCTTGACTTTCACTCATACCATTTTCTAATTGAATTTGATAAAAAGTAAAATATTCAAGTTTTCATAGTTCTTGTTCATATACCTTTTTTGCTAATTTTATTTCCTCTTGTTCTTTTCCATCATAAGTAAATAAAGTATTTTCTATTTGATAATCTCAACAATTTTGAGAGATAGTTCAATTAGTTGTTTCCATTTTGTTTATCTGTTATAGAATTAAAAAATTCCTCATTGTGAAAATTGTGATAAATTCAATTATCACTAAAAATAATATCTATCTTATCTTTGTCTAAATAACATTTGTTTCAGTAAATATCTATACACTCTCTGTGGTCTTTTTCGTTTAATTCATTAGTTATAATTGGTATTAAATGTCAACTAATTGTGTGGATATACGTAATTCATTTTTGGAATTTGTGATAGTGTTCCATTTTATATAGGTTAAGATTTAAAACATTTTAAACAAAAAGCACCACATATAACTATGTCGTGCTGTATTTGATTATTCTATACTATTGTATAGCACGACCAAATACAATAGTTATAGTGGGCTTTTTGCTTTTATATCTTTACATATTGCTATTATTTTTTAACTTTTTGCTTTCTATTTTCAAGTCTTTTTTGTTCTAATTCTGAAAAGGTATAAGCTACATTTTGATTTTCTATAAATTGATTAAATGTAAGATAATCTACTTTTTTTGATTTTTTATAAATCTCATATTTTAATCTATCTAATTCTTTATTCATTTTGATTTTAATAATTAAAAGATTGTTCTAATTCTTTTTTGCTAAAAGGCTTTTTTGATTTTTCTACATTGTATCATCATATATTATATAATCATCTATATAGTCGGTTTAATATTTTCTTTTCATTTGCGTTATTTTCATCAAAAAAATCTTGTTCAGCATTATATATCCATTTTGATATTTTTTTTAAAGATTTTTCATTATATCCAAAATAATATGGATATCATAAATCATCTACTATTCTATAATACATTTTAATAATAAGTTATAATATAAAAAGTTATCATAAAATAACATAATTCTCTAAATCATCAGTTATATCTCACATATAACTATAATCTTGAATTGCTTTTATTTCATCTATATCATCAGTAAAAGCATAGTATAAATTATGATATTCATTTCACTCATCATCACTTGAAATCAATATCTTTTTTGCACCATTTCCTTTTTGTATCTGTTTATTACAAAAAGTCCACAATTCTAAAATTGTTAAAGTTTGGTCTTTGTCCATTTTGATTAATTTTTAAAAGATAAATGTTTTTTAATAAATTTTAAATCATTTTGTGTTAAGTTTATTATTTTTGATTTTGATAAAATCTCATCGTTTTCATCATCAATCTCATTATTTTCATTTTGATATTTTTAAGATATAAAAAAGTTTTACCAATTTCAAATAACTACTCAATTACTTGCCTCTGTTATATCATATTCACAATCTCTATGATAACTATCATAGTCAAAATACCTTTCAAGCACACTATTTCAGTTAAATTCTAATAAATCATCACAGCTATCAAAATAACAATCTATACAGTGATAAATTGTATATTTTCAATTTTCTATATCATCAATAGCATTTTCTAAATCATCAAAATTATAAATTGTTTTTCAATTCTTATAAGTTCAATAGTTAATTTCTAATACAGCATATATATAATCTGTATTATTATAAGATGATAATTTTTCATCAATAATTTTTTGTGCTTTTTTAGTTTCTAAAAGCTCATCAAGTGTGTAATTTTTCATTTTTTTAATAAATAATAATATAAAATAATTTTAAAATCATTGTCAATTTTGATATAAGTCAGATTTTATTTTATTCATTTTATCTAAAAGCTCATTGATATTTTTTTCCAATAAAAGATATTCTTTTATATATTCTTTTTTAGTTTTATCTTTTTTCTGATTTTCATAATTAAAAATATATGTAAAACTCCATAAGTTATATACTCTATTGTATATATCTTTTAAATTGTTTAAGTCGTTATTATTCATTTTGATATTTTTAAAAAAGTAAAATTTTAATAAGTTATTTTTAAATCATTTTATCAATTTTTTCTATCCAATCTATAATATCTTTTCATCAAATAAGATATTCTCAATTTTCATCAAAAATATAGTTTTTGAATTTATGGGTGGTATTATTCAATCTATTAAATAAGCTATAATTTTCAAAAATATAATTTATAATAGCTTGTTTTAATTCTGTATTAATCATTTTAATATTATTTTATAATATAAAATTAATTTTTAATAATTATATATTTTTTACTTTTTATATTTATTAATTTATTTTTTGAGTTTAATATAAAAACATTATCATTTTTTAAAATTGCTTTATATAATCTATTCCTATATAATACAAATTTTTTAATTCAATTTATACTATACATTTTATAAAATAATAAATCATTATCTTTTGTATAAATCATTTTAATAATTATTTATAAGATAAAATAAAATTTTCTTTTTTAATTGTTTTTGTTTTTAATTTTAATTCAAAATTGTATTTAATAAAAGAATAGTCAATAATATTATTATCAATCAAAAACTTATATAATTCTTTTATACTATTAAATATTTTTGTATTATACATTTTGTTTTAATTAAAATATAAAATTTTGTTTTTGTTTTAATATATAAGAATTAAAAAATCATTGATTTTATCAATCAATCAATATTTCAATCAAAATTTTCTTTTATACAATATTTCAATCAATTATTTAATAATTTAATTGTTTTATTTTTTCAAAATCAATCAAAAATAATATTATTATCAATAATTAATTTATATGTTTTTTTTCATTTTATATTGATTTTTTCAAAAATATTAATTTTTCAATTTATATAAGTATATCTATTCAATCAATTATATCAAAAAATCTTATAAAATATAGTATTATCAATATTATTTTCATTTATCATTTTAATAAATAATTAATAAATAAAAATCAAAAAAGCAAGCATAAAAACTTGCTTTTATAAATCATAATTTAAAACAACTTTGTATTCACTATATGGAGTATTAAAAAATCAATCTTTTATAATTTTTTTAATATCATTTGATTTTTCAAAAACATTTGATAAATATTCATTTAAAAATAGTTTTAAATGTTTACTTGTAGTTTTACTATAATTATAATCTTTTCAAAAAGTTATAACTTTATTGAAAAAATCAATAATACAAATTGTAGAATTGTAAGATTGAAAAATACTTATTCAATCTTTATCTAATACAAATTGATTTAAATGGTAAAAGTTTTTTACTTTAAATGTAGTGTTTTTCATTGCAATATACAATAAAGAATAAAAACGTTATATTTAATATAACGAGTGTATTATAATATAAATAGTCAAAAAAATCAATACAAAATATAAAAAATAATATAACTAATAGTTATCATAAAAAATACTAATTAATAATTAATAAAACTAATAAAATTATATATACAAAAATCAAAAAAGAATTGACAAATAAAAAAATATTAAAAAATCATAAATAAAAAATTCCTAAAAAATCAAAAAAATAAATAAAATCAAAAAATATAAATATTCCATAAATAAAAAATATAAAAATTCCTAAAAAATAATATAAACAAATAAACAATAAATAAATACATATAATAAATATATAAATAATATATATAAGATAATAAAACAATAAAACAGCAGTTTATTCCATAGTCAAAAATGATATAAAAGCAATAATACAAAAAACACGTATATAATATCATATTCATTCTTTTTCTTTTCTTATTTTCAAAAAAGAAAAGCTTCTTGATAGGTTAAAAGCCCCAAAGCTAAAAGCCCCAGCCGTCAAAAATTTGTTTGACAGCATCAATTCATTGCTTTACTGCGTCAAAAATTTGCTTGACAGGACAGGAGGAGGGGTAGCAACCAAAAGGAAACGTAAGAAATTTCAATAGTATTATACCGCGCGCTCTACAGTAAAATACAATTTACTGATAAAAATGTCAGTAAAATTAACTTTCTCTTGCAATGCGCTACAAAATGGTTATAAAAATACTGTCATTTATATCAGTTTCGGTATTAAGAACTATGATTTCATTAAGGACTTATAAGAAGAAATCGGACATATTAGTCCAGTTGGGGAAGGCATCTGATGACACTAGGTATTTAGATAGAGCTATGGAACGTGGAGAGGTTATTGTTCTTAATATAAACTGAGTAGATAGTTATGCTGTATATAAGGAGGTAGAGAAATATTTTTTAGGGATATTAGTTTGAGAGGTAGAAACAATTTCTGAGGCTTTAGAAAATTCTTCTGGAAGTTCTGAGGAATTAGAGGAGGCTAAGGCTAATGTAGAGTATTATGCTAAGGAGAATGAGGAACTTTCTGATAAGAATGCAGCATTAGAGAGTATATTAGACAATTTAAGGGCTAAAGGTATAGATATAGGATATGCAGCTGATTAGGTGTCCGAGTTTTTCGGACATTTCTTTTATATATTAAATAGGTAGAATGAAGTATTGTGAGATGTGTGGGAAAGAGATTTCTGGGCGTTGACCTAAAAAGGTATGTAGTAGTTGTAGAATTTTAAGGGATAAGGAGTTACAGCAGAAGTGGAGAGAGAAAAGAAGGAACGGTAGTGATAATAATCTTTTATCTTCTAATAATAAATAATGGCTGGTATTATCGATGTTCAAAACAAGAACAACCACGCTTGAGTGGAGAGGAGAGAGGCTTCAGAGAGGGCTGAAGCAATACTTAAACTTATTAACGAATACAGAGTGTATGCTAATAGGTTTGAGAGTTTACCTACTTGGGATGTATTACAATTTCTTAGGAGAATGGAGAAAGAGCTATTTGAGAGGTTTTGAGGGGATGTAGAGAATTGAGAGATAGATAAGGTAAGGAATGAATACTTTATGCTTGTAGGGAAGAAACCTTTTATGGCTTGGGATATAGATGAGCTAAAGAAGAAGATGGAGGAGTTTAGAGAAGAAAGCAAGGAGAAGAATAAACTTAATGAGAAGTATTTAGCTACTGTAAAGAAGAACCAATGGAAGAAAGCAATGAAAAAGTAACAAGCGCAGACTTAAGCGTTAAAAGATGACCTAACGAGAAGACAAAGAATATAGTCGCCACTAAGGAGATAGTGAGGGACTGAAAGCCTTGAAGCTGAAAGTATAAGTGACCAGACAAGATAGCGGTAAAGAAAGGCTTAACAGAGAAGCAGAAAGCTTTTGTAGATGAGTATTTACAGTCACATAATGCTACTGCTGCTTATAGAGCTGCTAAGGGTACTTTAGCTAATAGAGAGGACTGGATAGCTTCTGATAGACCTAACTGAATGCAGATGAAGAACTTAGATAAGGTAAAATCTTATTTATTAGAGAAAATAGCTACAGATGCTGAGTTATGTTTAGATTATCAGATGGAGATGATACAGAATGAGGATATACCAGCAGCTGTTAGACACGATGCTATTAAGGATAGGCTTAATAGATTATGAGTAGGGAAACAGAAGGAGGAAGATACTTGATTTGGAGGAATTGGAGAAGTAACTATTACTATTAAACATAAACAGCCTACCGTAGTAGAGGGGGAAGTCGTGGAAAGCGAGGATGTTTTAGATATTAACAACAATAGCAATGGAGAAGTTACTAAATCTGCTTAAACAGTATTGGAAAGAAAAATTTTGAGATGAGAAATTATCTAAAATTGAGTATGAAGAAGATACTGATTGTTTTTATTGGATATACCAGCCAGCACCTTGAATAAAACTAGAGCAAGGTCAAATATTAGATGCCTCAACTGTGTTCTCTAAGAGATTTCAGTTCGTACAATGGTTGGTTGAGAACAAAAAACTAGCCTTTATTGAGTGAGATTATAAATGAAGACATTTCAATGGGGGAGATTATGAAGATATGATAATGCTATTAAGTATTCACGATGAACCAGTAACTATGTTAGCATCTTTTATTTCTAAATAATATGATGGCTAAACTATTTCAACCTAAATTTGAGCTTACAGAAAAACAAGCAGAGGCTTGGGAAGCTCTTACCAACAACATATATAGGAATATATGATTTGGAGGATGAGCTGGTTGAGGAAAGTCTTTTGTTTGAGTTATGTGGCTATGGTATATGGCACAAAGATACCCTTGAACAAGGTGGTTTATTTGACGTAGGGAACTTTCTAACCTTATGAAAACTACCATTAATACTTATTATAAGATGTGACAAGTCTATGAGATACCTAAACAGTTTATGTGAAAGCTGGACAAGAAATACAACATAATTAGATTTGAGAATTGAAGCGAGATATTGCTTCTGGACTGTGCTACTCAACCAGCAGACCCATTATTTACTAGGTTCTGAAGTTTGGAATTGACTTGAGGTTTCATAGATGAAGCGAATGAGATAGATGAACAAGCTGTTACTATCTTAAAAACACGTATAGCCAGACAAAAGAATAAAGAATACTGATTATTGCCTAAACTATTATGTACATTTAACCCAGACCAGTGACGAGTAAAGAGAACTTTCTATACTCCACGAAAGAGTGGTACGCTTCCAGAGGATACAACATTTATTCCTTCTTTGGCTACTGATAATGATTATATAGACCCAGAGTATATCACTCAGCTTAGAAACTCTACTGATGAGGTAACTAAACAGAGGCTTCTATATTGAAACTTTGATTGGTCTTGAGATGCTGGAAAGCTCTTTAGACACGATGAAATAGAGGACTTATTTGAAACTAATGTAGATAAAAAGTCTGATGTTACTTATTTATCTGTGGATGTTGCTAGGCTTGGAGATGATAAAACGGTTATATGTATATGGAAAGGGCTAGAATGTATAAAGATTATCCATTATGACAGAAATACTATCGATGAAATCGCAGCAAGAGTTAAAGACCTCGAATATATGTATTGAGTTAGTAGAAGAAATATAGTAGTAGATAGTGACTGAGTTTGATGTTTAGTTAAGTGAACTGAAGTATTCACTACAAATTGATGGAAGAAAGTGGAAGATTTAGAGCTTTGAGATAAATTATACACACAAGATAATGAGTGAAATGTAGTAGAGGCTACTCTACACAGCATATTAACCCATCCGAATACACAAGTTATAGAGCTTGATAATGGCTATAAATTTAGTAGATGACACTTTATGCCAGTAAAAACAAGAAAAGAGTATCCATATAAGCTAAAAAGCCGAGATGATATTGCTTGAGTATATAAAAGCGACAAAAGAAGGCAGTATATACTTAAAAATGACTTCAAATGGGCTTGAAAAGATTACACATTTAAGTCAGAAAACACGAAAATGGCAATGCCTAATTGATGAGAAATGGAAATAAACAATGGTAGAACTATTAGTTGAGTACATTTAGCCAGACTATTATGATGGTTTGTTTCTGAATGATATTTGGACTGAAGATACTTCTGTTTATGTCAGTCTGTGAACAGTATATACAACGATGATATAGAAAAGTGTATAAAAGACTGCTGACTTATAGCCACAAAGGTACAAAAGGACGATGAATATCTCCGAAAGATAGGTAATAAGCCTCTTTTAGAGTTCATAAAAAGAGAATGTTATACTTGTGAAGACCATATAGCCTGTAACAAGAAAGTTCCAGAGTTTATTAAACAATGAACTCCAGAAATTATCAAAAATTTCCTAGAAACTTATAATTTCTGAGATGGATATATCCATAAATGAACTTGAATGATGTATTATGCTACAAGTTCAGTACAATTAAGAGAAGATTTACTAGAGCTTATCTATAAAAAAGGCTGATATGGTAGTTATACACTACACTCAAAGGCTTGAAGTGAATTTGAAATTGAATGAAGAACTACCAAAAGAACTAAAGATGTACGAACTGTATATGAATATAAGCATAATTCAATATGTATAACTCCTAAAATACAAGATATACACGATGATACTGTATATGACCTTAGAATATCGTGAGATAGTAAATTATTTATGTGTAGATTTGCAGACCATAGAGCCTTCTGGGTGCATAATTGAGGTTTAGCCGATTTGTTAAGAGGTTGTACTAACTTTGTTAATAATTCAAGACCTTATAAGTTTGAAGCTGAGAAAAAGTGATTTGTGCTTAGAAACTACGCAAACCTAAAAGCTCAATGCTACTTTAAACTTAAGGAAATGATGGAAAAGAGGCTAATAAGAGTATATGCAGACTGAGTAATAAGAGATAAACTCTCCGAAGAATTAGAAAACATCTTTATCTCTGGTATAGATACAGACTGAAAGGTAAAAATCGAAGATAAAAAAGACCTCAAAAGAAGAATAAACCGCTCACCAGACTTTGCAGATGCTATTATGTTTAGAATGATATACTTAGTACAAGAAACCGAAGCTAATAGTGAGATAATCACTTGAACTTATGAGATAGACTATGATGACTTGCTTTACTAAATTTCATTTGCAAAACTAGAAAAAATTTGAAGTTTAGAAAGTGAAAAAATAAGAAAATAAGAAAAATTCACGATTTCTCGTGAGATTTTTCATAGAGAGTTTTACTTTTTATGTGACTACATAATCACCATTATTAAACTCTGTATGTTAGTAATAATTACTTTCAAGGTTGAGCATCTAGTCTTGCTCTCAAAACCTCTCTACATACAGCTTTGAAAATTTTTTACATTGTCATTTCCAAAACATATCACAAATTTCGAGTTGTGAGTATGTAGTCGGTATTGGGACAAGCACCACCCAGCTGTGATGGCTACTAGATTTGATTACTACTTTTCAAGTATATCGCATCTCAGTGGCTTGCTCTACGCTAGACCTCTCTATAACTAACATAGACAAGGGGTTTATTCCTTGCTCGCTCTATTATATAATGAAAAAAAATTAAAATTCAAGAGAAAAATAAGATTTATTTATAAATATGTCAAGATGTAAAATAAATAGATACTTGAAATACATAATATTATACTTAATCACTTACCATAGTAGAATTTATATTGCCTAAACAATATGAAGATTTCAGAAGTATTAAGCCAAGAAGACCAAGATAAGCTCTTAGCCCAGATTGATAGAGAATATCAATCTTGACTAGATTACGTTATCAACAAAAGAAATCAGTACAGAGATAGGGTTATTAGATGGAATAAACAAGCTAAAGACCCAAACAAAATTAACATCAATATGATTGCTAATGCTATCGATACTCTTATCGCTAGCTCTTATACTGATTGATTAACTGTTAATTTCGCAAGTGCTGATGGTTGGATGTCTGCAGATAAGGCAGATAATCTTAATTATATGGCTGAGTTCGATAATGAAGACCAGAACTATCAGCAATTATATTATCAAAAAGAGCAAGATAGATACTTCTTCTGAGTTTGAATTAGATATAGATATGGTTGGGATGATGTTAAAAAGATGCCTAAGTTTATGGTTATTAACCCTCTAAGCTGGATACCAGACCCTATACCTTCTCAAATTTGAGCATTTGATGGTAGTTGATACAGATTTCATTGATTTGAGTTCACAACTACTATTATGGACTTAATAGAAGATGGAAGCTACGACAAAGAGCAGTTAGATAAGGTTGTAGGAAGCTACTTCTCTCCAGAAACACAACAAGACTGGGTAGCTTATGCAAGTGCTTATAATTATGTTATGCCTACTTGCTGTGATGACCTAAAGACTAACTTCTCATTAGATGTTTATCACCACTTTACTAACTTCAATGGTAAGAAATACGTAGTTACTCTTACAAATGCCAGAAGATTAGTTCTTAGAATAAAGGAATTAGAGCCTATCTTAAAGGAAGAAAAGAAAAACCCAGAAATGATAGAGTTCCCTATTGTTCTAAACTACTGGAAACCAAGAAGAAACGACCCATTTGGAGAAAGTGTATGTGATAAATTGGATGATAAACAAATCGCTAAGACAATCTTATTCAACTTAAATATTATAAAAGCCAAGAAAGAAGCTCTTGGAGGAGATTTCATCTGGAACTCAAGACTTATTAAGAACAAAGATGATATCTTAAAGCCTACAACTAATGGTAGAAATATCTTTGTAGATACTGTTGAACCATTAGGAAATGTTGGAATGGAACTTCCTAGAAGCCAAATTAAAGCAGATAGTATCAATATGATACAATCTCTTGAAAATGAGGCTATGCACGACACAAATATAGATAGTTTACAGCAAGGTATCGTATCTGGAGGTAGAACAACAGCTACTGAGAGCCAAATTGCTCAAGCTAACTCTAACATTATTGGACTTCTTAACAATAAAGTTAATGCTTGGGGAGATAAAAGGTTTTGGTTTGAACGATGGAAAGGTTACCAAGAGAATTTCTCTGAAGTTGATGAGAAAAAAGCCGTTATTGTGTCTAACTTTGAGATAAAATCATTAATTCTAAAGAAGGACGACTTCTTCACTAAGCAAATTCCACATATTATACTTGCTACAAAGGCTGATTTACAGTCTAAGAACGAAAAAGAGCAAATATTCTGGGATAAATACTTAGGAATGATGCTAAATAACCCTACTACACCAGATGTAAGTAAGAGAATAGCTCAAAGAATGTGTTATAGATGTAATGGAAAGACACCTAACGAGATAAATGTATTAGTTCCATTAGAAAATGATGAAACTGTGGCTATACAGTTTGTCGATATGATAAACTTAGATGTAGTTCCTAAATCATTATTCAAATATCCTAAAGAATATCTTAGAACTTTCTGGGTTTATTTCCAGAAAGCTGAGAATACAAGAGCTAAAGACGTAGTATTACAAGCTATTAGGAATGCTATGGTAAATATGCCTTTGCAACAAATGCAAAGTCCACAATTTGCAGAGATGGCTAATAGTTCAAGTAATATAGCTATGTCACAAGCTATGCAGAGTGCTGATAAAAAAATCACATCAAGGCAAGACTTGATACCTTGACAGTGAACAGCAACAGCTTCAAGTATTATTTAGCTTATAATATTATATAAGATGGCATTAAAGAAAGAAGTAAAAAGAATGTACTGGAGTTTACCAGCTTGGGATGAAATAAAAGCCGCAATAGCTGAATACATCCTATGACTTTAGTTTTATATTACTAATTATATAGAGAATGAAGGAATTAATTGTAAAGCTCGAAACATTAAAAGAGAGCAAAGAGCGAAAAGACGCAGTTCAGAAACTAAGAGATGGACAATCTGAAAAGGATAAGAAACTCTTAGAGTGACCTAAGCCAGATGAAGATGTAAGACTTTACTCTGAAGCTGATATGTTAAGACACGAAATTGGATACATTGGTAATCTAATGTGAGGAATTAAGGTTAAGGACAAAGAAACAAGAGAAGCCTTAGTAGAAGATTTGGAAAAGTCAAAGAACTGGAGAATTAATAGATTGCTCTGAAAAACACACGAGTATAAGTTAGAGAATATATTAGAATGAGATGCTTACACAGAAGAAGACTTATACAGAGCAGAAAATCGATGGATAGAATGTTTCGAAAACCTACCTACAAAACTTGCTGAAGAACTTAAAGTTAAAGAACAGCAAGAAGAAGCTACAAGAGAAGCTGAAGTACAAGAACAAATTGATGCTATGGCTAGTCTTGAGCTTAACGGTCTTTAATAGATATACAAGTCGAGGGTATTATATGAGGTGTGTAGCCAGCCTAGTTATGCACCCACATATAATTGTAACTCCTTCGCCCTAGTATAAGGCACATTTTATACTTTAATCTGTTACGATTATGCCAACACAAGATGAACTCATCCAAGCTGAATTGGATGGTACTATTGAGGAGTTGGAAGCTAAAGCTGACGAGCAAGAGGCTGAAGAAACTCCACAAGAAGAAGAAAAACCAGCTGAACAACCAGCTGAGGAAGTTAAACCAGAGCCAGACTTAAAAGTAGAGGCGGTTAAAACCGAAAGTGCTACTGTTAAGCAAAGCTCAGTAATGAAACTCCTAAAACAAAGGAACGAAGCAAGAGCTGAGTTAGAACAACTTAAAGCTCAAGCCGTTAATGCTGCTGAACTGGAAGCTAGAATTAAAGAACTAGAAGAAGGTATAGCTGCGCAAGAACTTCAGAAGGAAGCTGATAAAGAAAAAGCTGACTTCTATGAGAAATACCCTAGTGCCAAATGACACGAAGAAGGTATTGAAAAGATAAGGGCTGAAAAAGACTTATCGTATAGTGAGGCATTTCAATTATATGCTGCACAAAACGACCCTATGTTGTTGATGGACGAGCAATATAGGCACAAAACACAGTCTGGTGCTACTCTAACTGGTGTTGCTAAACCAACAGAACAAGTTAAACAGCCACAAACTCAAGAGGACTTCTCTAAAATGAGTGATGATGACTTCTTAGCTTGGAGTGATGGAATGGCAAGAACAGAAAGAGCTGCGGCTGGATATGTTAAATAGTCCAAACCGTTTTAACTCTTATATTTATATTTACAAATGGTAAACAATTTAGATGCTTTTAGTCCAGAATACTGGAGTGCGAGAACTCAAAGACTTCTTAAAAAGAAGTTAATCGCAAGAGAGATAGCTTCAATGGAAGAACAAGCTACTCTTAGAGATGGAGATATGGTACATAGACCATACTACTCAGATGTAGTTGTTAATAACTACTCAAAAGGTGTTGATGTTACAGTTCAAGATGTATCAGCTACTGACGAATACTTAGTAGTTAATAAATCAAAAGAAGCTACTGTATATATCGACGAAATTGATGTTAAACAGAACAAATACGATGCTGCTAACAAATACATCGACCGTATGACTTACGCTTTGAAGAAGGACATCGATGGTGCTTTCTTAAAAGAAGTATTCAACGCTGAATATCAAATGTCTGATGGAGATATGGGTGGAAATGCTGGTGACCCTATTACAGTTTCAGTTGCTAATGCTTTCCCTCTATTCACTTACACTGAAGCTAAGATGAATGCAAACGATATCGAAGACACTAAAGCTTGGTTCTTCGTTATTACTCCAGAAGTAAAAGCTGCTATTCAACAAACTAACTTGGTTAACTGATTTAATCAAGCTGATGCTGCTTTAAGAGGAACTCTTAAAGGAATGGGATACTTAGGAACTTGGGGTAACTTCAATATCTTTGTTTCTAACAATGTAGCTCACTCTAACTTAGTAACAGTTTCTTCTTTGGCTGCTGCTGATACATTAACTATCAATGGAGTAACTATTACTTTCGCTGCTTCACCAGCTGCTGCTGGAGAATGTAAACCAACTGCTGCTGCATTAGCTGGAATGCTTAACGGTGTTATGGCTTCTGCTGGAGATTATGTTGATTTCTCTGCTGCTGACAGAGCTAAATTAATGTCAGTAGGTGCTGAAGGAGTAATTGAAGGAAGTGATGTTAAAATCGTTACTAACGGACACGTAGTATATTCTCAATCTGGAGTTACTCTAGGAGGAGAAATTGCTCACTGTTGGGCTGGACAATACGGATGTACAGATATGGTTATTCAGAAAGATGTTGCAATTCAAAAGAACAAAGAACCTAAAAAGACTGGTTACAACTATCTTTGTTGGACTTTGTACGGAATTAAGACTTTCACTGAAGGTGCTAAGAGATGTATTGAAGTATTGGTTGCTGCTTAGTAAACCCCTCATTCTCTTAAATAGCTGGCTGCATCGTGCAGCTGGCGACCCTAAGAGGATGGCTTTATATCTATATTAACCTTAATGAAACCAAGTGAAATAATATCATTAGCAAGAAGACAGACTTGATGTACTGAAGATATAGTTACCACAGAGGAAGCTTACCGCTTTCTCAACTTCGTAATTGAAGACTTTGGTGCGGATATCAGAGCTTCTGATAGCTGATACTGATATGATGTTCTACAAATACCAGTAACAGCTTGACAAGTTCAATATACATTCACAGATACTCCTTGAATTATGTCTGATAAGTTTCCTATGCACAAAGTACAAGCTGTGTGGATAAGAAAACCAGACTGAAAATGGAGAGATTTACCAGTTCATTTCGTTGACAAAGTTGATATAAATCGTCTTACTGAGTTAAAAGAGCCACTTGCTTGTTTCATTACAAGAACAGAGCTTAATTTAATTCCAGCACCAAAGGAAAGCACTATTATGGAGATTTGGTGATTTGACTATAACCCAGAACTTACTCAACAATATATAATAACAATAGATGGATGAACATATACTTTAAATTATGTACGTGTTCCTAGTCAAGATGTAAGCTGAGCAGACCACCCATACGCACGAATAAGAGAAAATGCAACCATATTGAGTTATCGATATTCAAATAATGAGATACCATCTGTATGAGATTATCTTTATGATGAACCAAACACAGCAGATGTACAGTTTTCCTATCCAATTATAAAAGTAGATTGAGATTGAAGCGAGAGTGATATATTTATCGATAAAAGATGGCATTACATCCTTGTTGAAGGACTTAAGTATTGGATGTATGGAAATATGTGAGTAAACTTCGAAACAGCTAGAAATAATAGTAGAGCTTTCTACGACAGCGAAAAGAACAAAGCTATCCAAAATATTGTTGACAGATGACAACTTGCAGATACTGCTTATTATCCAGATTTAAACTTCCTTAATTACTAAAATGGCTGACCCATTTAAAAAAATGCAAAAAGTCTGACCTATATTTAGGGGGGCTAACTGAGGTCTTTCAGATGACCTCTTTACTGGTATTAAAAACTCTTTCTACTTCTCTAACGATATGGAGATTAGAGAGGATGCTAAAAGCATATTCCCTAAACCAGTTCCAGCTTATGCTTCAAATAAAAAATTTGAATTACCAGATACAGAGCAGCAAATAGTTAATGTAACATATTCAGTTGAATGAGATTGAGATTATTCTTGATGGCTTGTTTGTACAAACACTAAAATATATCTTGTAAACAATGCAGATTGAGTACAAGAATTATGTACTATGACAGAGGCAATTAGAGATTTGGAAATATTCAACTGATATATATATGTAGCAACAAAAGACTACCTTTATTATAAGAAAGATAATGGTGGTAATCGAGAAGATATGGCTAGTGCAACTGATGATAGTGCTACAAATTATTGAAGATGTACAACTCAATTTACTAGCCAGTGACACCATCCATTATATTGAACAAGTACAATATTATGTGTGTGAGATTGAAATGTATTAAGAAAAGTTAGTAAAGAAACGTATGGCATTTTGGAGGACTGATTTTCAACACAAGAGGAATATTATATTATGTTTATAGATGAAATGGGTGCTTATGTTAGAGTAACTGCGAATAACGCACCATATTGAGCTGAAGTATTACTATGGGATAAGGTTAGCGATGCACCAACTGAAGTTATATATCTTGAATGATACCATATCGTACAGAGTTGTATATATAATTGATACCACTACTTGTTAAGCGATAAGTGATTATGATTACTTAACTGATATCAGTATTATCTATTAAAGAAAGCAAATTCATCTATAAATAGTTCTACAAGAAATTGAATGGTAGTATTTGATGATAAATTATATTTTGTAGCCGAAGATTGAGTATATATCTATTGAGCCAAAAATAAGAACTATGCAGACGTTCTTAATTTATGGCACAAGGTAGAGGACTGATGAAGTTTATGAGCAATATGAGTGAACGAGAGAGATATAATGATAAGTAGAAATAGGATGTATGTTAGTTGAGTATATTCTAAGGCTGCGGTTTGAATTAGTAGCTGAATAGCGGAAACTTGAGAAGTTCAAACTATGTGTTATTATGGTACTTCAATGTCAGAAATTAAGCAATCAATGTATCTAAGGGTAGGTTATCATATTCCTAAAGTTACTTATAATTGAACTGAATATACTTGAAACATTAAAGTATATTATAGGACTGAAACTGATGCAACTGATGATAACCCAGAAAATCGATGATGGCACGAATTAACACAACCTTGATGATTAACTAGAGATAGTGATATGAGAAGTCCATTTGCTACAAGTCTTAAACTTAATTGTAGATTTCAGTGGATACAATTTAAGTTTGTATTAACAAATTGTAAATGGACGGAATGAACTACAATAAAAACTAAAGATACAAATCTATATAGTGCAGATTTATATTATAATGATATGTTAGACTAATGGCAGAAGAAATCTGATACTGAATTATATGAGAAGAAAGAAAAGACCCAGAAAATGTTATAGATTATAACATAAATTCTGAACAAACAAAAGACGCATTCGCCGAAATAAATGCCAATAATCAGACTACTACTGGTATGGCTAATGTTATACCTTGAATTAATGCACCAAAACTATTAGCAAAGACAAGTATAATCTGATGATGAGGATGATGAGGTTGATGATTTAACGCTAGAGTTATTTATATAACCACATCCCCAACAGTAGATGATGCGCAGACGATATTGGATAGTTATTTGGAATGATATTGGACAATAGTAGTTCAAAACATTTCAGATGCAGCTTATAGATACTTTTATCAATGATATATGCACTATAATCATTTGGTATTTGTATTTAACTGAGAACAGTGAGGTAGGATGGAAATGAGAATTAACTATTCGTGAACAACAGCAACTTGAATTATAGTATCTTAAAAAAGTCAATACAAAAAATAAATAAGTAGTTGAAAATTAGTAAATAAATCTAATAACCTACCCTTAGGGGAATTTAACCTTAAATAATATCAATGGCTTACGATTATAACAAGACAAAACAGCTTTATGAGTGATTAAATGAAGAACAGAAGAAGCAGTACGCTGAGATGAATAAGAATGATACAAGTTGAAACTATCAGAGATTTATGCAAGAATATAATGCAGAGAAAGCAAAGGCTTCAACGCCTACTACTTCTACTACATCTACAAATGTAGCTAAACCAGAATATCAATGAAGTTGAAATCAAACACAAGTTACAACCCCTTATCAAAATCAATGAGAGGGACAATATACTTATAATGAGAAGTCTTGATATTATGAGAAGCAAGGAACATCTTGAGCTTCTACTCAAACTACTCCTACTTCAACTTCTACATCTACAAGTTGATTTAGTGCAGCTGAAACCGCTAAGATTAGAAATGCTTGGGATAGCCTTACTTATGAACAACAACAACAGAAACTAAAAGAAAACCCTAATCTTAGGGCTAATCTTTCTAAATATTGAGCAGTAGAAAAGACCGCACCAGTTTCTGAAACTCCTAAAACAGAAGGAACTACTGCGACAGAAACTCCTAAATGAGAAGGATGGGACTATCAAGATAATAGTCCAGAAAGAATGGCAGAGATAGCTGATAATGTTAACAGATTTGCTATTAGTGACCCTCAATTATTTGCAAATGAAGAAACTTTCAGAAATTTCTTTATTGATTGAAAAGGAAGAACTCCAGAACAAGAGAAGTTCCTTATGGACTTCTATAAGAACAGAAAGATGTATAACAAGTTAGATAATTATACATCAGACCAAATCTGAGATATGTATGTTAATGGAGAAATTCCAGAAAGTTATCTTACATACCTAAAAAATACAAACCCAGATAGGTATAATTATGTTATGGACGCTAAAGCTAGAGCTGAAGATGGTATTAGAGATTGAGCAGCTTATGATACTATAAACTCTATGCAATGATGAGAAGATACATCAACATCTAAGGTAATTCAATGGCTAAAGGATAATTGACTTTTAGTTGATAAAGATTGAAACCTTGTTGATGACCGTAGAGAGAATTACGCATCAGAAGAAGAAAACAAATATCTTAAAGAGATAGCTGACTTAAATGCTAGAAACTTAGAGATAGATAACATAGTTAAACACACTTATGATGATTTAGTAGAAAAATATCCTTGAGCTACTAAAGCCACTCTTACTGCTATGGCACAAGATATCAACTCAGATATATTGAGAGAAAAGGAGAACAATATGGTTGAACTTACTAAATTTCAATGATATGTAAGCTATATGCAGTCCGAAAGACAAGAGATGAATAAGGCTGGTGCCGACACTATTGCTCAGCTTCAGAAAGAATATGGAATGTATTATGATTATTCACCAGAGTGAATGTCAGAATTAGCACAAGCTCAATACGCTGCTACTAATATAACATTAGACCAAGCTGATAACTGAACAGATACACAGAAACAAATGGCTTTAGATAGTATCTTAACTCCTATATATGAACAATACTGAAGCATTATAGAAAGACCTATAGCACAAGTTATAAATGATGTTATTTCCTATGCAGAAAAAAATTGAGTAACATTATCTGAAGCTCTTGAAAAAAACTTTATGTCATATCTTAGAAATAAACCAGCATATAAAAACATTCAAGCTCAATTATCATACTCTACTCCAGAAACTGTAAAAGTATGAGATGAGTGATATTATTGGGATGCTACAACGCAGTCTTGGAAACCAATTACTTGATGAGGTACAAGTGGTTATATGTATTCATCAGTAGATTGGTCTGTTTGAACTTGAAAAGCTGAGAGCAGAACCGAGAGAAATAACAACCCAACTGCTATGACAACAGATGTTGCTAAAAGTTTGTGAATGGTTGAATGAGTTGATTATGTGCAGTGAGATAGCTTTAAGGATAAAAAAAGAAATACATTATATACTGCTAAATTGCTTGGTGACCCTATACAAACTACAATAGATGCCTTCAATGCAGCAGCATCTCGTTGAACTCCAATATTCTATACTCAGTGATGAGCGCAAAGACGAAGCCATACAGCTATGAGTAATGAAGAATGGCTTGCATTATCTGATGAACAAAAGGCTTGAGTTATAGCACAGATGTTGCAAAGAGAGGGAGGACAAATGTGAGATATGGCATACTATGTTGAAAACTGAGTACCTACTATGAAATCAGAGTGAGGAACTAGCTCATCTGATTGAAAAGTAACCCCCGAAGACCTTGCAGATTGGAATAGTGGTGTTGATAAATTATTTGAGGCTAATGTATTGTCTTGAATACCTATTCAGTTAAGGAACACTAATGTAGAAAAGGAATACTACCTATCTATTATAGATGAGTTATATAAACAATGAATAACTGATGTATTTGAAGCATCTCAGATGATTAACTGATTTGTAGTCAATAATACATCTACTAGGGCTAAGGAGGCGCAAAATCAAGTATTAAATGTTCTAAAGGCTACATCTTGAAAATGAGCATTACCTAGTGAAACATTGCAAGCTATTGCATCAGATATAAATAATTGAAATTATAGTGGGGCATATAAAAGGCTGGAAACTGCTATGGGAGAGTTTGCTTATAGCACAAATATACCATCTATACAGACTTATACACCACAATGAATGGGTGGTGCTATGACGGCAATATCCGCTATAGAGGAGATAAACCCATTAGGTTGGACTACTTGAAACCTAGAAAATTATTTGGAAGGTTTAGGTTTGGAGTGAGTAGATACTACAACTATTGAATGAAATCTGACTAGTCTGTGACAAGCCCTAAAAGATATGTGATTTGACGAAGTATCAGTATACTGATGAAAAACACAGTGATGAAAAAAAGTAGAATGATTATTACCTAAAATAAAGGATAATAGTATGGTATTTAATAAGAAGCTAGCAAATATAGAAGATATAATTGTTAGAAACACGAACCAATGGAGAAAAACATACTGATTACCAGAACTAACTAGCAAACAATTATTCTCTGGAAACTATAATTCCCTATATGGTTTAGATAAGTGATTGAGGCGACCATACTGAAGTAGCTCAACTAATACACAAATACAATGAGATAGTTTATTTAATTCTTAATACAGCATAGATGCAAATTACTAAAGATGCTTCTGGGCGCGTTAGATTGCAAGTAGAGCCTAAAACATCCACAATTCAGACAAATCAATATGACGAACTCCAAAGCGAGATAGATAACGAGGGCGTTGATGTTAATGAGATAAAAAGCCAAAAGCTAATAGACCTATTAAAGAAAAGGTCTGAAACGAGGAAGCAAACAGCTACTTGAGTTTTAAAAATATGAGTTGAGCCTTGATATGAAAATAGAAAGACTGCGTTCGTGGATAGTTTAGCAGTTAGTTCAGTTAAACAAGCGCAATCTGCTTGAAAGAATGTAAATTACGATAGTATAAAGGATAAGTTATTGAAACAATGATGAGCAGATAGTGTTATAAACAACTTAAAAACGCAACTAAAATCAAGGTGAGAAACTGAAAAGATAGATATGATAGATAATTACCTAAAATACGGTTCACTACAAGAATGACAGTTTTTGGGGCAAATGGCTGATTATATGCTATGAATTGAGCCATCTCAAGAAGCAGAGGAAGAACCAAAAGAAAAGGAGAAACTAGGTTGGGGGAGAAATGTAGTTGGTTCGTTTTTATCAGACCCAGCTAAGAAACTTGCTTGACTAGAGGAAATAACTTGATTGGAGGAACTAGAAAATAAGGCTATTATGAAACAATATGAGCCATTATTAAACGCTAGTACAACTGATTATAATGAGTGGTTAGAGGATATTTGAGGGAAGGGTATGATATGAACTTATGTATCTATAATGAAAAGTGATAAACCAAAGCAACTAAATAGACTATATATGGACTACACAACTGCAGTTAATAAAGACTGATATAATTGAACCGTAGAACAATTCGCACAAGATAGATATAATAAGGTTTTACAATACACATCTAAATCAGCACAAGAACAATATTTACAATGAGTAGAGTGAAGCCCATTAGAGTATGAACCAGAAGGAAAGTGAACTTGATTAGGATGATTTTTAGCAGAGATATGAGAATATTGAGTTTTAGATGCAGTTACAGCTTGATTGGCTAAAGAAATATTCTGATGAACTAAAATTCTCGAATGAGAAAAAGCATTAGAGAATATGTCAAAGTGGGGAAAGAGATGAACTAAAACTCTTAATAATTTGACTGATGCCATAGATATATGAACAAAACTAACACTTATGCAATCTTTAGATAGCTGAGATGCGTCTAATCTATGAACAAAGTTTATTGTAAATTCAGCAATAGGAAAATTATGAAACGAATTTCTTGGGCTTGTATTTAATAAGAGCTGACTATGAAATAAAATCGCAAACCGAATAACAAGTCCGTGACGTGATATTGAAAAAGCATTGTCTAAAATAAGTAAATGAGAATTTGATGAGTTTCTTAAATATTGAGAGGAATGACTAGATAAAGTTATGACTAAAATTGGAGATGAAGTTGGTTTAGTGTGAGATAATTTATCTAAATGATTAGATAGGATATGAAAAGCATTATGAGAAAGAAGACAAGCGCTTATATGAAAAACTGACTATAATCTATGAAAAGCTATTAGAAAAATAAATCAATTCTTAGATGACTGAAGTCTAGTTAGTGAGTGAGCATTCAGTGAATGACTTGTGCCTAAGATAAGCTGGGATAGCAAAACTTGAAGATTTGACATAAGCAATAAAGAAGCCTTATGAGGTGCTGGTAATAAAAACGAACTCTCTGTTGCTGAAAAATTTATCGAAACATTAAATACATTCGTTTCTAAATATGTTAAATCGGCAGGAGATGGCGGAAATATAGTATGAAAGTGAGATATATTCCAAACTGATGCTTTATTAAACGCCTTAGAAAGAACTTCTTGAGAAGCTGCTGGTGCTTGAAAGATTAGCTGAACTGATAGGTGGATAAATAAGGTTTATAAAAGTGTTAAAGCTATCAGAGATGATATGTATTGAAAATTATCTCAAGCAGAGAGGACGGCTCTTGAAGAAGCAAATGATGAATTTGCAACATTAGCTTGATGGGCTGATATGTTCGAGAAATACATAGCACCAATTAAACCAAAGTGAAAAACTGAAGCATATAAACGAGAACAGAGCCAGTTGCAAGCAAAATGATGAGCTGAGGCTCAAAAGGAATGATGATTAGTTAGGTCTTTATTCAAACAATTAAAAGAAAAGACAGATGTAACTGGTGGAAAAGATATTGATGCTAGAATTGTGGCTATGCTATATGCATATTGGTTAAAGAACCCAGATGTTACAAGTAAAATAATTAAGGAGATATATCCTTCATTCCCTTGAATAATAGAGATGTTTATGTGATTATCTAGGAGAAAGTTGCTTCAATCAACTGCACCAAATTACCTAAAAGATGCATCTATGAGCGTTTGGAATAAGATATGAGAAAGTTTATGAAAATGATGATGAGATGCGATTACATCCGAAGTATCCGAGTTCTTATATCCTAGACTACAATAATTTACTTATATACATTTAGCAAATGGAACAAATTGCAGTAAACTTTACAGACTGATGAGTACCAAAGACTTGATTAACTCCTAAGGTTACTATCTTAGATAGGGCTTGAAATGTTTATATAGAAAGCTGAACTCTAAAGGAGTTATGATACTGACGATATATCTATAACTTTGCTAAATACTCTCCAACAAAAGTATATCTATATGTATTTGATGGAGGAGATGCTTTAGAGAACGATTACGATAGATATAAGTTCTGAGGTAATGAGTTTGATGCTTACACTAATAAATATTCTTGGGGAAGAACAGCTGCACCTTACTTTACTTCTATCAATGGTAGATTTGACTGAATAGATAAATCTATTAGAGATGCTGTCAATAGCAGAAAGGAATATGATGATAAGGAGATAAGAAAAGGTTTAGCAGACATCAAGAAAGAGATAAAGTGAAAGGGTTGATACGATGTTTATAAGAAACTTGATAGCCTTGATAAGATTTTAAATGAGGTTAAACAGTCAGTAGTGGATACAAGTGCTACTAATGATTGAAACAGCTCTAAAAACTTTTCTGGTATCAATGGAAAGCTTGATTTGATGGCAGAATATGTAGTTAAAATCAAATCAGATTTAGATAATCAATTATCTACTCTTGATGAAGATGTTGCTGCAAAAATACAAGAAAGCAACGATAATATAAACCAGTGAATGTCTAATAGAGTAACTATTGAACAATTACTACAACAAGTAGAGAGATTAGAGAATAAACTTAATGAAGTAGTAGATAGTGTAGTAAGTAAGAGATTACCACAAGAGCTTACAGATAAATACGATGTAAATGTAAGTAGAAAGTGACAAATGAGTGATGCTGATGTTATGGCTGCATTATGATTAAATATGTGAACTTGAGAGGGGCTAAATGAATGAATAAATGAGGGAGTAGAAATCTGAATAAGTGAATGAATGTGAGAGCCTAGAGAAGCTGGAGTTAATGCACCAGTAGATATGCAAGGTATTGCTGAACCAGAGATGCCTATGCAACCTTTATAATATATCTTAAAGACTAATGACACAGATTATAACAACTAATTGATGATGAGGTGGTGGTGTTTGAGTATATAAGTATAAGTGAAGTGTTAATACTTATGAAGACTTACCATCTACGTGATTAAAAGTATGAGATGTTTATAATGTTGTTAATGCACATACAACGGCACCAGAATTTCCAGCTTGAGCTAATGTAGCTTGGACTTGAACTTATTGGGACGTTCTTGGTTGAACTTATGATATGTCTGACATAAACACAAAGACATTCAACTTAAGTTCAGATACAGACTTAACTTGAGCACAATCAGTATTAGACTGGTATAAAGAATGAAACAACCCAATAGTTAACTTTACTTGAACTTGAACAGCACAACATCCAAACTGAAATTATTTATTCAATTGAGTATATGGTTCTTATTGAATACAATTTGTACACGATAAAATGAATATATCAGTTGATACAAACTGATATTCATATTCAAGAATAGACCATCCTATTCTTATTATAGATGGTAATTCTTCTTGAGAAGCTACTGGTATATATTTCAGTTCTTGAGCTTGAGATGCTGGTTTCCTTGAAACAGATAGAAATTATGCAACTCCATACACACCAGTTTATGATTGAAGTCCAACAACAAAGAAATATGTAGATGATTGTCTATCTAATTACACTCTTAGTTGTGATTTAGCAACAGTTGCTACAAGCTGAGAATACTGTGATTTAAGTTGAACTCCTACAATATGAAATTGAAAATTAACTGTATGTGTTAACTGATTATGCAAGAATGAATTTACAGCAAACCAAACAGCTAATGTATGAATAGATATTTGAGTACCTACTTGCACTAGCCAATTAAGTAATGATAGTTGATATATAGATAATACTGTTTCAGATTTATGTAATTATACACTTTCATCTAATTTGTGTGCAGTTGCTACATCTGGAAAATATTGTGACCTATCTGGTAGAGTTACAGATAACTGCCAAATAGCTAACTCTTGTTGATTTATTACAAGCTCAGCATTAAGCACTTATGCTAAATGCTGTGACATACCAACTGATAACTGTCAATTATCAAACTGATGTGGATATACAACTTGTACTGGAACTTTAGTTGCTTCTGACATAGCAAACTTAGCTCAGTGTTGTGATATTCCTACTGACAACTGTCAATTATTAAATGGCTGCTGATATACTACTTGTACTGGTACTGTTATAGCAAGTGATTTAACTCCTTATGCTAAAAGCTGTGATTTATGTACTGTAGCTACCACTTGAAAGTATTGCGACCTTACTGGTACTCCAGCATTATGTACTGTGGCTACATCTGGTAAATATTGTGACTTAACTTGATTACCAACTATACCTACTGATAACTGTCAGCTGGCAAATGGATGTTGATACACTACTTGTACTGGAACAGTTGTAGTTAGTGATTTAAACCCATACGCTAAGAGTTGTGACTTATGTGCAGTGGCTACAAGTGGATGTTATTGTGATTTAACTTGAACTCCTACTATACCAACAGATAACTGTCAGCTTTCTAATGGATGTGGATATGCTAAAGCATCTACATTGTGTACAGTGGCAACATCTTGAAAATATTGCGATTTAACTTGAACTCCTACAATATGAAGCTGAACTCTTACAATTCAGAAAAACTGAACTTGTGTAGATACTTTCTCAGCTAACGCTACTGCTAATAAAACTATAAATATTACAGTTCCTACTGATAACTGTCAGCTTGCTAACTCTTGTGGTTATACAACGTGTACTTGAACAGTTGTTGCATCTGATTTAACTCCTTATACTAAATCTTGTGACTTATGTACTGTTGCCACAACTGGTAAGTATTGTGATTTAACTTGAAGACCTACTATACCTACTGTAATAGATAATCTATGCTCTAGCTGTACAACTGAAGCATTATCTGCTAAACAAGGTTGTGTTCTTAATGCTAGATTAGATACGGTAGAAGCAAGAGGTAGATTTCTATCTAACTGGAATGCAACTACTTGACAGCCAGTTAGTTTCCCAGAAGCCACTCCTTACACATATAGCACTTGAGATTATTATGATGTAACAGTAGTATGAGCCACTAATTATAAACCATCTTGAAGCTCTTATACTTGAGCTGCAAGTACAACAGTAGAAACTTGAGATTTGGAAATCTGAGATACTTATGTTTATGATGGTACAAACTGGTTACTGCAACAAAACCACAATATAACTACTTCATTTAGTTCTATAAGCTGAAGTCCTTATGATAATACTTGCTTAGCTAGTGCATTATGAGATAAGGCTAATACTTCTTCTCTATGTGCTATTGCTACGAGTGGTAAGTATTGTGATTTAACTGGTACACCAACCATACCAACAGATAACTGTCAATTATCTAACTGATGTGGTTATATAACTTCATCTGCATTAAGTTGATATCAATTAACTTGTAATATGGTATGTAACTTATCTTGAGCAGATAACTCTCATTATCCTACTGCTAAGGCTGTTGCTGATGCTCTAAGCTGTGCTTGACAATGAGATATGCTAAAGAGTGTATATGACCCAAATAATAAAAATGCTGACGCTTTCGATTATGATAATTTCATAAATACTCCTACATTATGTACGGTAGCGACTAGCGGTAAATACTGTGATTTGACTGGCACTCCTAGTCTATGTACTGTAGCCACATCTGGAAAGTATTGTGACTTAACGTGAACACCTACTATTCCAGCAGCTCAGATACAATCAGACTGGACGCAGACTTGTAATACTTGTAAAGATTATATAAAAAACAAACCAAGTCTATGCACGGTTGCAACTTCTGGTAAATACTGTGATTTAACTTGAACTCCATCTTTATGCGCTGTTGCAACAAGCTGAAAATACTGTGATTTATCTTGAACTCCTACAATACCTACAAACAATAATCAATTAGCTAACTGATGCTGATATACTACTTGTACGTGAACTGTTGTTGCTTCAGATTTAACTCCTTATGCTTTATCAAGTTCTCTTTGTACAGTAGCAACATCTGGTAAATATTGTGACCTCACTGGAACTCCTACAATACCAGCAGCACAAATTCAATCTGATTGGACACAAAGTTGTAGTGCTTGTAAAGATTATATTAAGAATAAACCATCTCTTTGCACTGTGGCAACAAGTGGTAAATATTGTGATTTAAGTGGAACTCCTACAATTCCAACAAACAATAATCAACTTACAAACTGATGCTGATATACAACTTGTACTTGAACATTAGTAGCATCAGATTTAACTCCTTATGCTAAGACTTGTGACTTAAAAGCTGTAGCTACATCTTGAAAATACTGTGACTTAACTTGAACTCCTACAATCTGAACAGCTACATTAACTATCCAAAAGAACTGAACAACAGTAAATACATTCTGAGCTAATGCTACAAGTAATGTAACAGCTAATATTACAGTTCCTACAAATACTTGTGAACTTACTAACTGAGCCTGATTTATTACTGCTGCTAACCTAGTTTCTTGAACTTGAATATGTGTATCTGGATGTACTATATGTAATACTTGAGTATTACAAGTTAACTGAAGTACTGGATGTGTAAACGTATGTGCTGTTCCATCTGGTTGAACTTGCTGACAAGTATTAACTAAAACATCTACTTGATGTGCTTGGTGTAATGCTACTTGAGGACATTCAACTACTACAGTTTCTTTATGTAGTGCTTGTTGGTCTTCTTGTGAGCAAACTGTATCAGCTACTTGAGTTACTGCAAGCAACACAGTTATAGTTTCTCCTGCACCAGCAAACATACAAGATTATGCTGACTGAGGAGTATATGCTTCTGCTCAATGAAGTGGAACATTGACATTTACAGCAGAAACAGAACCAACAAGTGATATAACAGTAAATGTACTAATAATGAGTTAATCAGATTTATATCTAAATTTAAAAGAAATGACTATATTTAATACAGTATATGGATGAACTTGATGATGAGGAAAAGAGGGGCGAACTATAGATAGCGATACCATCTGCTATTTACCACTAAGATGAAATCTAACAGATAAAGTATGAAATTATACTTGGACGGCTGGAAGTAACTTAACATACGATAGCACATTAGCAGACTTCCCTGTAGCATATATGACTTATGATAACTGATATGCTTATACAACTACTAATTGACCGACATTATATTGAGCTAACTCATATACAATATCTTGATGGGTAAAACAAGCTAATGCAACTAATGCTATGTGTATAATATGATATTCTGGTAATTGATATAATTGAACGCAGCTTTATAAGTTCTATCAAAGTGGAACATATAAATGATACTATGTATTCTATATATGATGATATAGCTGAAGTAGCTGATTTGAAAATCAATATAACTTCAACCCTTGAACTAATTGGAATTTATATACAGTAACATATACTCCTTGAAGTGTGAAATGGTATATTAACTGAAGTCAAGTATGAAGTTGAACAAGCTCATTAACTTGAAGCACAACACCTAATGTAACTATTGAAATAGGTAGAGCTTCACATAGTAGTAGCTTACAACAACAAGCATATTATTCAGATGTATTGTTTGATGGTAAAGCAAGAACAGCAGAAGAAATAAGTGATTACTATAATAGGATGAAGTGATGCTACTGAATAAGCTAAAAAGAAATAGAAATCTGAATAGAAATCACTATATAAAAAATACTTCGTATGTAAAAAGAGGTCTAAAAATCTGACCTCTTTTTTAAAAACCACCAATTTTTTATTTTTGATTATATTCTGATCATCATTTATGGATAAGAGCTACCAACATGACTAAACGGTTTACTATCTTTCTTCTTTCTCTACTTATGATCTCTATAAGTCTGAATCTTTTTCAGTTTACCAATACAGAAGTAGTATGTAGAAATATAGATACTAGATGGAAAGCTGATTTACTATACAAAATGGGACATCATAGACTAGACTGAGATAAAGACTGAATACCATGTGAGAATTTACCTTATAACCACAATAAATAATGGAATGCTTAAGATGTGGTAAAGAGAGTAAATGGGAGTTCTGTAGAAAGTGTAAAGCAGAGCAACATAGAGCATGAGCCTTAATCTCACAAAACAAGAAAAAGCTGAGAAATCTACTAGATCAGAATATATTAGAGCCTGAATTATTTAGTAAGTTCTTATTATATACAGATAACATAAGAAAACGAGGAGAAATCTATATGCAGTTCGTTATAAAAAAGAAATATACAGTATTCAAACTTATAAGTGGAACTTGTATGCTTGCTAGTGTTCTGCTATCGTTATGGAGTATAACAAGCCTTATAATACTTAAGATTTAAGAAAATACAGCTATTCCTTACTTAGCTGTATTTTTTTATTATTTTTTAGTTGTTTTTATAATTTAACCATAATCAAATGGAACGAAAAACAGAAGATTTCTTTGACTGAGACAAACTCAATATGCAGAAAGTAATGTCTCAAATGTCTCAACATCCTGATAAGATGGATAAGATAGTAGAGTATGTAGTAAGTAAAGTTAAGCATTTTACAGAATTTGAAGTAAAGAAAGAACACCTAAAAGAGAAATACGACCACAAATTAAAGGATCTATATGCTGAATACATGGAGGAGTAGTTTTAGTTCTTAATCAGATTTATAATGAACTTTATGGATTTCATGTGATCTCTTAAATGAGATTTCCTAAAGAGTAGACTATTAGCAATGGGGATAGAGCCTCATAGATTAGAATGAGTAGACTTTAATAACATGGATCAACTAAACCAACTAGCAGAACAGATAGTTCCTGATATGATAAAGAAGAATCCAGTAATAGCGAATATGATAAAGCAGAATGCTAATCTAGTATGAGATAAAAAGGGGGAAGTAGTAGAAGTGATAGATAAGCTATAAAGGGTATGGTGGCTAGCATAAGTAAAAAACCAGACTTTTTATATCTTAATTTTGCATAGACATGGATACTGCAAACTTCGGAGGAATGGGAACTTGGCTAATTATCTTAATCTTGTTCTTGTTTATGGGTAACTGATTTGGAGGTTTATGAGGATTTGGTGGTAATGGTGCTGCTTGGTTGCTTAATAGTAATAATAATCATGATAACACCGTAGACATTATCAACAATAATACTCAATGGCAACAGCAATTAGCTGCTCAACAAAACCTAGCTAATCAGACTACACTATTAACTCAAGGATTCTGTGGAGTAAATTCTAACATTGAGAAAGCTATTCTCCAATGACAGCAAAATACTGCTGCTATTATAGCTTCATGAACAGCTAATACTCAGAAAATCCTAGATATGATGTGTGCTAACGAGATTACTCAATTAAGAACAGATCTAGCTGAAGCTAAATTGGAAGCTAATAATGCTGCTCAAACTACTCAGCTTATTAACAGATTAGCACCATATCCTACACCATCTTGGATAGTAAGCTCTCCTTATACAAGTATATATCCTCCTACAACTACTGCATAATGCTGAAGATCTTATATTTAGCGAGTGTATTTAGTTATGGATATATATTAGGAAGCTGTCTATTCTAGGAAAGAGAGCCTTTAACGGCTCTTTTTCTTAAATCCACCAAAAAAGTAATATTGACTATAATACTGACAGCTGAATTTTATATCATTTTTTAGAAAATGCAGACAACAATACTTATTTTAATAGCAGCATCTATGATAGTTACCTCTATTGTAAATTTTGCTAAACCAGCTTATGAAGAATTTGTATGAAAATATGCTGTAACTATAAATATAGCCTTATCATTTATTCTATGAGTCTGTGCTGCATTTGCTATCAGACCATACCTAGAGTTCGGCTTTGGTAATTGAGCTATAATTCTTTTGTGATTAGCTATAGGAACATGATCTAACATATTCTTTGATATATGGAAACTTATTCAGAACTGGGGAAGTACTAAATCAGAAGTAATAGTCTATGATTTATCTCCTAACGAAGAGGAAGATGGAGAAGATTAAAGAATATCTAACAAATCCTGCTACTTGGATCAGCTTTATAATCTTTATATTCTGATTATGAGCAGTATGGGGAAGTCTGAATAATAGGATAAATAATTTAGAGAAAGTAACGGCGGAGATAGATGTATCTAGTATTCAGTCTCAGCTAAGTGCTATTCAGACAGACTTACAATGGATTAAATATCAGCTACAAAAATAGTTTATTTCTTAAAGGAATAAACCATGCGAGAATATAAAATAATAAGATCTGACTTAGGTTGGAACATATATAAAAAGAAAGAAAAAGACTGACTTATATCAGTACGATTCTTAAACTGAAACGGAACATGGTGCTTGAATAAGAGTTATGCTAGGACATTCTACAATAGAGAAGATGCGGTAGCTGCTTTAACAATTATGAAAGTAAAAGATGGTAAAGAAACTGATTAAATTCATACTATTATTAGTGTGTTTTGGAATCAGCTTTTTATTTAATGCTAGTGTATGGTAGAACGATTATATAATAGGGTGCAGGAGGTAAAGAAACTTTGGGGAGAAATTAAGTTTAAATGGCATATTTTATCTTATAGAGATAAGTACAAGCATGAGCAAGGAGAAAGAGATAAAGTTAAGTAAACATCATCTTCTCCCTCAAAGCCAATGATGAGCTAATATAGCTAGGAATATAGAAACGATAAGGGATGTGCAGCATAGAGCTATTCATACCTTGTTTGAGAATAAAATGATAGCAGAGCAACTATTAACTACTGTAAATATTTCTTCTAAAGCATTAAGAGAAGATGTAAAGCAATGGCTAATAGAGACATTAACAAGTAAGGATATATATGATCCTTATGAGCGATATGATAGAAGAGTAATAAAATAAAAACAAAATCAGATTTTAGCTTTTTACTGTGGTGTGGGATGTGAAAACTAAATGAAGAACAAATAGGAAGAATACAAAGTTACCATAAAGACTTTAGCAACAACGAAATAGCTAAAGATATGGGAATAAACAGAAAAACCGTAGCAAAATATAGACAGATAACAGAAAAGACTCAGCAAGAAGCTAGCGATCTTTTATCTGGGAAAGAAGAGGAGATGCGATTCAAACAAAAAACAGAGGGGAAACCTCCTAAACTCTCCAAAGAGGAGAAAAAGAAGCTAGATTTATTACAGCATTACTCTCCATGAGACATACAAGAGATGCTGAATTATATAGCTCAAAACACTAAAAAAGAGATAGATGAGACTATCTGAGAGCCATGACATCTAAAATTCTGATTAGTTTCAGATACTCACTTCTGAGCTAAACAATGTGCTAGAGATGAGCTTAATGAGTTCTACGATATAGCTAAAGATAAGGGAGTGGAATGCTTTGTACATGCTGGAGATATAGTGGACTGAACTAATGTATACCATTGACAGCAATTTGAACAAGACAGAGTCTGATTTGAGGAACAGCTTTCAGATTTAAAAGAGAATTATCCTAACGTTTGATTACCTACATACTTTATATGAGGGAATCATGATGAAGCATATCTTAAAGGGAATTGAGTGAATATCTGTAAAGCAATAGAGACAGTAAGACAGGATTTAATTAACTTAGGTTTCTATGATGCTAAATTAAAGCTGAACGGGATCTTAATAAATCTCCATCATGGAGGTGGTAGCCTATCTTATGCTAAGGATTATAAGATGAAGAAGTACTTAGATGGACTTCCTGTAGAGAATCAGCCTGATATATTTGCTTTATGACATTACCATACTGCTTTATACGACTTTCATAGAGGAATACATGGATTCATGCCTTGAGCTTTCCTAAAGGAGAACTTACTGGCTAAGAGGTTCAACTTATGAAATGTGATAGGTTGATGGATCATAGACATAGACAAAAACGAGAAAGGAGAAAGCAGAATAAATATGGAATTTATTAAACTATAACAAAATGAGGTTTGAATATTCAACGGATGAGACTAGATGTGATAAGGAGATAGCATGGATTAAATCATGTAGAGAATGCTTATTTGATGTATTATGTAGATTACAGAGAATAAGAGAAAGAAATTTAGATCTTAATAATAAAAGAAATGACAACAGACAAAACCAAAAGAACACCTTGTGAGGTTTGGACTAGAGTAATGGGTTATCTTAGACCAGTTTCTCACTATAATATAGGTAAAAAATCAGAATTTTATTCAAGAAAGTATTTTGAAGAGAAAAAGGTAGATAATTCAGCTTTTATATCTAAGTACTATAAATAATGGAAGAAGAGATTTTAGGCTGCTTAGGAACATGAGAAGAAAGTACTGATTATGTTCTATGTAATGGAGATTCAGACTTATTGCCTCCTTTAGTAAAGAAAAACGAAATCAGATTTGAATATAATCAATGAGCTAATCAATGGAGTGTGAATAGCTGTACTATTTTTGCTGCTATGTGAATGCTAGCAGACTTAATAGATTATCCATTTACTTTAGATCAGATTAGAGAGGTAGATGAGCTAAGCTATACAACTACTAAATATCCTATACCTAGAGAAAGAGGTAAAGGATGGTATGTAAAATATGCAGTAGATTTAACAGCTGACTGGTATAATAGCTCTGAGCTATCTAAAAAGTACTGAAAAGTGGCTTACTATCGTATCTCAAAATACGATAATGACATTATAGAATGAGCTATAGATAAATTATACACAATAGATGGAAACTTCTGCCCTACAGCAGAATATAATCAAGATAGAGCCGACTGAATGATAGATGGGAAGAACTTCTGATTAAAGACTAACTGACATAGTGTAGATGTAATAAAGAACAGCTGACAAAGAGCAGTAAAAGATAGCTATAAGGGAAGAAAGTATAATATATATGGATTAAAGAATGAGCTTTCAGAATTAACTAACTATTGAGAGTATTTTTATATCTATACAATAGTAGGAGAAGACAACCTAGAGAGAATAAAAAAGCTGAATGAGATGAAAGCTAAGATATTAAACTGAACGGAAATAAATTCAGAATTATGGCATATGAGTGGATCTAAGTATCATAAGGATAAATTACATGATATGAATGAGTTTTATAGGGACTGGGTAGGATATATAGATGAAGAATTAAAGAGTTTAGTATAAAATCCACCAAAATCTGAATATTGATTATAATGCACCTAACGAAATAGGTGCTTTTTTGTAATTTATTTTCTCAGATTTAATAAATGGCATACGATTATAATAGGACTAAGCAATTATATGAGGGACTAAATGATGAGCAGAAACAACAGTTTGATATGCAGAATAAAGATAATGAGAACTATAAGAGTTTCATGAATCAGTATAATTCTGAAAAAAACCAGACTTCTAATCAGGATATCGGTAATGCTGGTAATTTGTATTCAAAATGGCAAGCTGCTAAATCTAATCAAAATGTGAACGATATATTAAAAAAATATCAGGAAGAAAATACTCCTGAAAAAATAGCAGCAAGAATACAGGAATGACAAGATCAAGTGAATAGAGAGAACTGATATCCAGTAAGCTCAGATTTAGATACTTCTAAATTTAATGCTGCACCATGACAGGTAACAGTAAAAGAGTGAACTGCTAAAGATACATGAAAGCCTGACTATCAATTAAGTTCTGAAGCTAGATTAAACGAAATGAAATCTAATCTAGATCAGTATTTTAAAGATTCTCCTTGGATGTTTAAAGACAGGGAAACCTTTAATAAAGTATTTGAATATGATACAAGGGAATCTGAAGCTCAGAGACAGCTTTTAGACTCTTATTGGAAGAGGAAAGAAGATATAGATAAAGCTGCTAACTATACTTCATGAGATTCTATATATCAATGAATGAATAATGCTGAAATTACTTCAGACCAGCTTAACTATATTAAGGAAAATTCTCCTGAAGCCTATAGAGAATGGCAACAGAAACAAGAAGATGAGATTAAGTTAAGAATAATTAACGATATGGTACCACCATTATTAAAAGACATCTCAACTCAATTAACTGATATGATGAACAGTCTTCAGATTCAGCCTCAAGATGCTTTACAGATAGAAGAAGCATGGACAGGAATGATGGAGAAGACATGAGCATGGCAGACTATGCAGAAAGCTAACGATACAGTAGCTAAATTGGAATATTGGAACGATAAGAAAATCTCTATAGCTAGAGAATATGCTAATAGCACATGAGGAACAGTAAGTGATACATTAGCTCTTGCTAGAATGAATAAAGCATTAGCACCATGTAATGAGGCTATTCAATGATTACAATATCAATATCAGGATTATGCTAACTTATATAATCAACAACTAGCTACAGCTAATCAAGCAGCAGCAGTAAGGCAGATGCAAGCTCAAGAGAATCAGAGAGTATGGAATCAGAGATTAACAGCTCTAGGATTCGCTGCAGATGCTCTTAGCTATAGAACTCCTGAACAGAAAGCTCAATTAGAATTACAGACAAAAGCATTATGAAACGAAATAGATTTATTAAGTCAGAGTAAGCTAAACGATTTAAGCCTGTATAATAAATATGCTACAGCTAAATTAGAGAATCAACTAGCTAATGAGCTAACGGATCTTAGTGTAGAAGATGAAGCTCAGTTAAAAGCTAATCTGAACAATATACTATCAGATTATTATAAAAATTACTGAGATATAATTCAAAGAAGTCAGGCTCAAGTAGTAGATGATGTAATAGCTTATGCTAAAAAGAACTGAATATCAGTTGCAGAAGCTCTTACTAAGAACTTTATAGAGCCTTTACAAAGTAAACAAGAATATAAGAATAAAATAGCTAGTAATTATGCCGCACCTAAAAGCGATACAAGTTTATGATATTCTAAGATAACTATTAACTGAAAAGACTATCTTACTATATGATGAAAGATTATAGATCCCGCTACGATGGGAATTGGTGGTTGAGGAGAAAGCCAAGCTAAACCATATAATATAGTAGCACCTCAAATAATGGAAAGCTGAGTAGATGCTTTTGTATCTAGCCATACTAAAGGAGATACTGGATGACAATGCTGAAAATTTGTAAATGATTATTTGGTATCTATAGGGGCTACTAATGCTTCTAATAGATATTTCTGAAATGAAGATATAAATACAAGGGCTAAACGATGTAATCAGCAAGAGGCGGCTAAATGATCTATAGCTGTATTCAACTATAATCATCTTAGTGATGACTGAATAAACCATGGACATGTAGCTATAGTAACTCAGACTTATGCTGACTGAAGTTTTGATGTAATAGAAAGCAATTATCCTAGTGGAGAAAAGATAGGAACAAGACATATAGAAGCAGATGATGCTAGCTGTCTAGGATTTATAAATCCATCTTTATGATCTAGTACTACTCAATGATATAATACAAAAGATCCATATTCATGAATAACTAGATATACAAGTACATGAAAGGAAATAAATGCAGGATGATGGATTACTTCTCTAGAGAAGAGCTTTGATAAGTGGGAAAAATTAACAGATACTCAGAGAAAAGACATATATACATCATACTGAATAGATATCTCAGAACTAAACGAACAAAGAGAAAGATATATGGATTATGTAGAATCAGTACAAATGGTAGATAGTATATTAGATGTAAAGAAAAGAGCAGAAGCATTAAAAGAGTGGGCAGAACAAGATACAAACAAGAACTTAAAATGATATATGGATTTGAGTATAGCAGAACAATGATATGCTAATCCATGGCAGTCGTTTTGGACTACTGATACAACTATAGAGAATATCCAAGAATGAAAAGCATTATATGATAATCTTATGGCTAATGCTAGTTTCCAAAAATACTTAGACATGAGAGATAAATGAGCTCAATTCTGAATAATGACAGATAGCGAGTGGAGAAAAATAGACAGTTCCGTAGATCCTCTTAAATGGGAGATGAAAGATGACTTATTCTTAAAGAGAATAAACTCAATGATAGACTGATATAACGATGTACTACTTCAATTAGGATATGATTTTGAAGAATGATCTAAACCTGAAACAGCTGAAGAGGTAGATATACAGCCAAATTCATGAGTATGATGATCTGAAAACACGATTTTGGAAAGAACAAATAATGGTAAAAAGGAGTATAGTGTAGATGGTGGTAAGACTTGGTACTAATTTATTTTATATATATACATAATATGGCAACAGGAAATAGTAAATTTCCATGATTAAATGAGAAATATGTCATGGAGATAGAACAAAGGACAGCTAATGTTCCATCATGAGCTAAAGAATTATTACAACAAAAGATGTATTCAGATTTTTATGCTCAGCAGAAAAGGGAAGAAGAACAGACTGAAAGGCTTTCTATGAAAAATCAATTAGTACAGAAGAATCTTAATAGTAATTGAGAGCAATGGGATGCTTCTAGGTTACAGATTAAGAAATGAAACTTAGCTGATGTAATTAGAAACTTCTATAAACTAAATATATCAGACTGAGATGATGATACTATAGTAGAAAAGTTTACTAAGGGAATTAAAAATTGAGATAAGATGTATATAGATTATCTTAATGGAGATAATAATGATATTATGGTAAAAACTGGGCTATTCTGAGATACATTTAAGCAATTAAATGAAAATCAGAAAGTCTGAATGGATAACTCAGTATCTAATTCGGTTACAGAAGCTAATAAAAAGACACAGCCACAAAATCTAACTTCTACTAGCCATTTTGATGATCCTGAATATGCTAAATATTATCTAGATAATATAGATAAAGAATATAAACCATTTGTAGAAGCGGCAAGAAAGTCATGATATGAAGACTGGATGATAGCTTCCTTAGCTGATGCTAAAAAGACATACGATGATTTCCAAGATAGATGATTATGAGATAAAATGGAAGAGGCTAATGTAGGTACATTTCAGGGGTTTGTAAACTTCTTTGGTAATGCTTACAATAACTTGGCATGAAATAATCCTTATGTATGAGTAGCACCTAAGCTAGATATGAATAAGATTCAGTTTTCAGATGATTTACTTGGGGCAGGAAACAACTATGGAGATTTAAGAGCAGAAAGCTGATGGAGTAAGGGATGAGAAATATTTGGAGATCTATTAGCCAATACTGCAGTAATGATGCTTCTTCCATGATTCTGAGGAGAAGCTAAAATGGAATCTATAGCTGAATCTGCTTTAAAGGACTGAACTAAAGGAGTAATTAAGAATGTATGACAAAGAACTATATATTGAGCAGCAGAATGAGCAGAATTTTGAGCTTTGGCTACTCTATGACAGGAAGATGCAAACTTAGATAAATTGGAGACTAACATGAAATTATGAGCAGCTTTCTGAGGTGTATTATGATGAATTTCAGCATGATGAAATGCTTATAAGTATAAAAATATATTAAAAACTCTAAGAAAAGAATGAGATAAAGAATGAACTATAAAGGGATTACTAGATATGTATAATAGATGAGTAAAACCATCTAGCCAATGAGTAAAAACTAATACTCAATTACAGCAATATAATGATGATGCTATGTGAGCTGTAGAAAGTATTATTAAGAATAAAGATGCTCTAAAATATGTAGATGCTAACTGAGAAGAAACTTTTGGACATTTACCAAGATCATTAGATGAATTTTCTCAGGCTATTAAACAAACAAAACAGTCTATCTATGATAGATATGCCGCTATAGCTAAAGAAGCATGAAAAACTACTAATGTAGATACTTCAGATATAACCAAAGAGCTTAAAAAATATCTTAATAATAAAGAATGGACAGCTGGACAAAGTGAAGCCACAATAGCAAGGATAGAGAAATGGATAAAAGACTTGGAGGGAATGAAAAATACAATGAGTGTGGAATGAACTCAAGCAAAGATTCAAGAATTAAATCAAAAATTACAGGCTTTCTTAAAGAGTCAGAATCCTAATGATGTAGGAACTAATGCAGTAGATGGATGGGTATTAAATTGACTTAAAAAGTGAGTAGATGATGCTATAGATAATGCAGGATTAGATTCTGAGGAATATCTTAAACTAAGAGATATGTATAGACAATTAAAGTCTATAGAATCTGATGTAAACCATAGAGCTGTAGTATATGGAAGACAGAATCCACAAAGTTTAGTAGATTCTATGTCAGATTTACAGACTATAGATGCTATTGCTGATATATTTACTAATCCTATATGATGAACTGTAAAATTAGTAAAGACTAAAGCATTTAAAACTCTAGCAAAAGATAGAAATAACTCAAATAAGATAGTAGAAAATATGTTTAAAGATGCAGATGATACTATCTCAAAGGCAGATACTCTTAAAACACAGACTCAAATAGCTAGAGAAAGAACTCAAAAACAACAATATAATATTAGAAAATCTAGACAACAAAGATTAGAAGAAGCCAATATTAGAAGATCTGAAATAGAAAAAGCTCAACAAGCTATATTAGATAAGCAAGCTGAACAAGAAGCCGCTTATCAATGATACCTTAAAGGTAAGGGAGTATGATCTGAGACACAAGCATTACCTAGTAGAGAATGAGTAACTAACTATAATACAATTATCTGATGAGATAGTAATCCAACAGTAGTTACTCCTGAGTGAACTGCAGTAAGACAAGGACAAATAGCTGAAATGCCTACCAAGAAAGTAAACTATTCTAAACCTAGTGAAACTAATCCAATAGTAAACGAAAAGACAGGAGAAACTTTAGAAGATGCTATAGAAAAATTAAGATCTCAATGATGGGAAGAAGAGACAATAAATAACTTCAAGGAGGCTGTATTAAAAAAAGCTAGAGGAGAAGAATATAAAGTAGCTAAAAAGACTCTAGATGAGATAATAGAGCCAGCAGATAAAAAAGTTACTGAAGTATATCATGGAACTAGATCTGATGTGGCAGATAATATTCTAAAAGAATGATATAAATCTTCTTCAGAATTACCTGAATGAGCTTATAAATGAGGTGGATATGATAAAACTCAAGAAGTAATCAGCTTCGCTACTGATAAGAATAGTGCTGATACCTTTGCTAAAGCATCATGAAAAGGAGAAGTATTAAAAACTGAAATAAAAGACTGAGCTAATGTAGTAAAGATAAAGTGAGATTATGATGCAGAAGATTTGGCTGAATTCCTACCTGAGCTAAAAGAAAGGGGAATAGATGCTGTAATATTAGATAATTGAGAAAATGAATTCGTAGTTATAAATAGAGATATTATCTGAAAATCTACTAAAGTTAAATAAAGTCTTGCAAAGTATAGAAAAATATTATATAATTAGGAGTAATAAATTTTACTCCTTTTTATAAACAATGGATAAGAAACAATTTAAAATCTTAATAGCAGTAATAGTATCATGCTATATTCTTCAGACTATTTTTCTCTTTTGGAGATTTTATGGTGCTCAACAATATAATTATAAAGCATATAATGAGCTTTTACATATCTCTAATTATATAGAGAATCTAAACAGATAAACTAAAATATTATAAAGATGTAATAATCTATATAGCATTTTATCTAGTCCTATCAACGATAGGAACTCTGATTTATTTTCTTTTCATAGACTAAATGACAAAGACTCAGCGGTGGTGGTTTATCCTATTTACTCTTCCTTTATGCTCTCTACTTATAGCTTTAGGGATAAGTTCTATAGGATGATAAACTAAAATCCACCAAAATCTAAAAACTGATTATAAACCAGCTATCTTTATGAGTAAGAACTACTAAGATGGCTGAACTACAAATGGCTATGACTCAGAATTTTGTCTGGGTAGTTACTGATGATACAGAATCAGATTTTTTAGAATATAAACAGTTCTCAGATAAAAAAATAATTAAAGCTGAAGAACAAGAAAGATTTGACTATACTTTATTTAAAGGCTACCATTGACTTACTCTAGCTTGTAGAACTGAGGGAGTCTATGATCTATATAGAGTATATGATAAAGGAAAGCTGATTTTAGAGTCAGAAGATCCTGTAATAGAACTCTGATTTACTCCTAAGGATTTAGTAGTTAAGTGTTTTGATAGACTCTGAGAAGACAGATTAGTCCAGTTGGCTATATCTAAAGGAGAAGTAAAGCTAAACAAGAGAGAAAAATCAGACTTTTATAAACTTTCTGTAGTAGTACCATGCTATAAATCAGAATTATTTATGAGTAGAACTATAGACTCTATATTATCTAATAGCATAGATAATCTACAGCTAGTATTAGTCAATGATGGCTCTCCTGATAATGCTTTAGAGATTATGAAACGATATGAGAGGGAGTACTGATGTGTAAAAGTAATAAATCAGACTAATTTAAGGCTTGCTATGGCTAGGAATAACTGACTAGCTAACGTAGACTGAGAATATATGGCTTTCTGTGATTCTGATGATATAATCCATCCTTATATGTATGAGAAACTATATCAGACTTGTATAGATAATGATACAGATATAGCTATCTGAAAGGTATTAGTACATGAGCAACCTGAGAAAAGAGACTGGGTATTAAACTTAGATCATGATGTAGTATATACATTTAATGAAATGATGGAGAAAAAAGATACTAAAGAGAATATCTATTTTGTAGCAGTAAATAATAAGATAGTAAAGACAGAAGTAGCAAAAAAAGCTGAATTCTCTAGAGATTTTATCTGAAAAACATTCGTATATGAAGATATAGCATATACATGAAGTCTATACTCTTATATAGAAAGATTTGCTTTCTGTAAAGATGCTATATATATACGAGATAAGAGAAAAAGACAGACAGTCTGAACGGTATCTACATGGCATAGAAACGAAGATAATGATTATACATGGAGAACGTTTATATACTGAGCTTCTTATCCATTATATCATAAGAGCTGAAAGAATAACGAACGACATGACTTTACACACTTTAAAAGGCTAATGGAATCTTATAAGAAGTTTCAGACTCCATGTCCATTAAAAACATACTGGGATAGTGAGTTAAGAAAGCTGATTATAAGTCAGAAACTTAATGAGAATAAGTTAATAATGTGAAACGTAGAGATGAATAGAGTAATAAAGAATTTATGATTATAAAAAAGAAAAAGTCTGAATACTATCTACTCAGACTTTTTATATCTTTCTAATAATTTTCTCTAACGGTACTAAGCCTTATTACAAAGCAAAATAAATCTGATTAAAAATCTATATCTCCATATTTTTCTTTTAGCTTACTTAATTCTAATTTCAGCTTTCTATTTTCTTCTTCTAACCTCTTATTATCTTCTTCTAAATCTGCACATTCTTGCTCTAACATATTTATTTCATCTAGTTCATAATCTCCTGTATGTTTCATTCTCTCCATAGGTAAATAATATAAAAGTCTGATTAGTCTTCTGCTCAAATACAAAAGTCATCTAGTTTCATATTGTTTTGTCTTTCTATTTCGCATACTTTAGCTTTATGCTCTATATTTCTTTCTCGTTCTGTTGAAGCTAAATAAAGAGCATATCAGAATATTCAGGCAAAAATAAATGGTGCTAAAATAATAAATCGTACATCTGCTTTAGTCATCTACCTTAATATTACTAAGTAAAAACTCCTCTAACTTATCTTCATCACATAAGGCACTTTCTATAATATACCACACAGGACTTGCATAAGTGTATGGACTTTCGTGGTCATCTTCTGCATAATGTTTTAGCCATACATTATATATACTATCATCTTCACTATAATTCAGATTGTTCTCACACACGAATTGCCATAGTCAGCTTTCTTTCGCAACCAATGCTCTAATAGATTTTTCATAAAAAGTTAATCAGAATATAGTTCTTTTAGAAAAATTAACATATTTAGTTGTATAATAAGCATTTCTTAAATGTGGTATTCATCGTGGTTTCCACCCTTTCTCTATTAGTTTATTTAGTAGTTTTTCCATCGGTCTTGAATAATAAATATAAAAGTCTGATTATTCCCCATTTCACATTTTTCAGTACTTTTGGGGAATGATTTTACACATTTTTCAGAATACTTATAAGGAACTCAATAGGCTCATCTTGGATAGATAGTAGCATTATTATATAATACTCTGGTTGTACTGTTTCAAAATGCCATTTGCCACCATTTCACTCTCATTTCCTTACTTTTTCGTAGTCTATTTTCTCATTATCTACTAACCATTTAATAAATCAGTAGCGAAGCGAACAAATATATAAATCTGAATTAAAACTCCGACTGTGATTGTAATCTATTTGCAAAATTAGCTTTCAGCTTTTTTCTTTCCATTTGTCTGACCATTTTAACACATTACGGTTATACTCATTTAATAACTCTATAAGTTTTTCCATAACTGTAAAATTAAAATATAAATCTGATTAGTCTATGTATCAACTTATTATTGAAACAATATAACATTGGTCTGCTACATTATTTATAAAATAATAATAAGCATCATCTAAATCATTTTCTTTTATCAGAATAGAACAATATCAATTATCATCAGAAACTTTGTCTGGGTCTCTATAAGTAAATAATCGCATTTGTTATAAATTAGAATATAAAACACTTAAAGCTGTTAGCATAGATATAATTACAATAACAAAACAAATATTTATCTCCATTTGCTTCATTCTGAAATTAAAGTCTATTGCTTCATCAGATATTTCTTTCGCTGTCTTACATTCAGCCTTTTCTTTCTTTTCCATCTGTTATATAATTAAATAAATAAATCTGAATAAATAAATTCGTTAGCTTTCCTTTTTCTCTTTATAAACACAAGGAACTGTGATGTATAACTCCTTGAATGTATCTGTTTCTCCATTCTTCATATAATTCTTGACTTAGCTATAAGTGTAAACTTATCTACCATAACAAATCAGACTTTTTCTCAACACATATAGCTATATTCCTCTACATTATGTCTTACTCCTCAACTTATATTACTTTGACATTTGAATATACATATACCTCACTTATTTAATACTCTATAAGCCTCTTTAATTCGGTGATAATAACTCTCATACAATTCTTTAGCTGGATAATATGTACTAAATCTTTTTAAGATTATATTACTTCATTCTTTCTGCTCTGTTGTCATAGACTTTGCTGTATGTGGTGCTATAACAAATGGCAAATCGATAACTATTGAATGTATACTACCATCTTCAAGAGGTATCGGTCATCGTGGCTCTAATTTTCAGATGTCTTCTCTTTGTGGAAATACATCAAACAAATATTTAGGCTCTGGTATTCCATCTTTATAGAAGTTTAGTGTACTTGCTGTGATGTCGCAATCAAACTGATTTGTTCATAAATAAAGACTTCAAATATTATTCAGAATTTCTGTCTGATTTGTGCTTATGTTTTTTATAATACTTTCATTGGTGTACATTCCTAAACTTAATAAATAAATCTGATTACTTTCTAAAGGATCTTCCACCTAAGATCCTTATGTTATGTATTCTTATTTCTTATACAATACTGAAGTAGAGGTGGCTACTCGCTGGATTCCATGCCGTAGATTTCAAACGGTGTAACTGTCTCCATATTACACTACCAGACTACACTCCTTTATTGGCGAGTTGCTCTCCATAGTTAATAAATCTATAGGTTGTGGACATTCTAAGTCTCATAAATGAATATTTCTATGACAAAATCTGCAGCAAAATACAACCTTACTCCGATCATTAAAAGAATTATAATATGGGTGGTGTATTTCTATGTCTCTATCGGCTCAGCATATCGGACATAAGTGGGGCTTTAAATTATTCTTCCTTACATAATATCTTGCTTTACCATGAAATGAGTACCGATCAAATCATAGATCTTTCATGCGACTTTCTATTCTAGATCTATCCTTATTTTTTAATATATCCTTATTGTTTTTATGATATTCTCTAGCATATTCCCTCGCCTCATCGGTATTGTTGAGATACCAACTGCGATGATATTTCTTCATTTTAATTCTATGGCAGTCTTTACAGTCAGATCTTACTCAGAATTTTCTACCTTTGTCTTGGGGAAATCCATCTAAAGATAGCCATTTTCAGCATTTAGTACATTTAAGATAAAGTACATCTCATTCATACTTATACTCTCTATCTGTTCAGTATTGATTAGGCATTTCATATAGCATATGTAAATAAATAGCCCTCTAGCTATCTCTAGACTAGACTACCAGACTGCTCTCTTTATGGCTGTTTGCATTCCATTGGTATTTATCTCTATTCCCATAAAGTTCCTATTTGTATTTTGTTTAGTTGTATAATCTATAATTAAATCGGATACAGAATCCTATAATGGCTACTATCATTAGCCATGACATAAACTCTAATCGTTTATCTTGTTTCTCCATCTTTATAGAATCATCTATTAAATTTCCGTTTGAATCAATGATCAAACATATATCTCCTACCTATGAAATATAAATCTAAAGCTGATAACTTACCAAGATCATCTAAAGTATATCAGAGTTCCTTTAGTAAGTTCGGTCTATTCAGTAATATGAATCTCATTCAGATTCAATATTTTTCCATTAGATCTTCTTCTAATGCCCATCATGTTTTAAATCTCTCCATAGGTTAAGAATTTAATATAAATCTGTCTTTTACATACGTACTACATTTAACTCATTTTATCTTCCTATCAGGACCGTAGAAACGAGTTCCAGTACTCCATTTCTGATAGCAATATTCTACTTGCACCTGCCATACTTCCTTATAATTCTCAGGTAATTTATGATAGTTCGTATTCATCTGACATAATCAGAAAGCATGTCATCCATCTCATACAGCTTTTAGACTCCAATTCCCATTCTCACATTCTAACATAGTAACAAAGTCTAATCCTCAAAGTTTATAAGCATATTGAACATACTTCTGCCTTATATCATTCTGATTAAATCATTTATGAATTATTGCTACATCCTTATTCTCTACTACTTCAGCAGTTCCAGCTGTCTCAGTTTCAGATGCTGCTTTTCTA